TGTCGAATGTGTCTGATCTTAATTCGGCAACAAAATTCACTTATTTAAGAAGCGAAAATTTAACTCACTATAATCTTGGAAGTGATCCGGATAATGGATCTTATAAAGACGTAACAGCTTGTGGTATAGTGATTGCTCCCGAATTGAGTTCTTCTAAAGATACTTATCTTGTTACCTGTGTGAGATGTCTTGAATATATTGAAAAAAGAAATAAAATGATTTCAACCATAACAAACAAGTAAATGAAAAAAGATAATCCATTAAGAGAGCTCGTCCGTCTGATTGAGGAGGATAAGACTAAATACCCAAGTAAATTCATTCTAAGTACCAGCTCTATCACATGCCCTGCACAAAGAGCAGTCCTTGCAAAGCAAATCGATGAATCAGGAATTGTTTTTTGCACGAACTACAATAGTGATAAGGCCAGGCAAATAGATAATAACCCGGTTGTTTCCGGTTTGTTTTTCTTTGAAGACGCTGAGGTTCAGGTGTCATTCGTTGGTATTGCAAGTAAAATAACAAAATTTGAATCCGATGCTTATTTTAGCGCAAGATCTTATTTGAGCAGGGTGATATCAAAAGCATCCAGGCAGAGCCATAAAATGAGTATCTCTTTCCCATCCAGAGTAGCAAGGGCTTGTTTGTGGTGTTTAATTAATCCTGATAAGGCTCCACAGAATTGGGGTGGGTATAGAATTGAAATAGGATCTATACAGGTATTAAAAATGAAAGAATTCAGAATGCACTCAGTAAAGACTTATGTACGATCAGGGGCTGGGTGGGTACAGACAATTATTGAGCCATGAGAAGAATTGATAGATTGAGGCTCGATAGGGTCAGGAAAGTTGATATAAACAACATACCAATTGACTTTGAGAAACTAAAGGAGTCAAAAGAAAGAGACGAGGAGAAATTTCCAATAAGAATTGATTCAAAAACAATAATATTAGTAAGCAAAGATGATCAAAGGTACAAGGATTTCGAAAGTAAGCAAAAAGCAATCTCAGAGGAATAGAGAGATCGCTGAGTCTAAAAAAGAATTAATCGAACAAGATTGTTTGTGCAGAATTTGCCGTGATAGTGATAATGTGCAATTAATGCATATACTGCCTAAGTCGCTATATCCGGAGTACTATACTGAAAGATGGAATCATACGCTCGGCTGCCAGAGGTGCCATAATAAGTTCGATGATGATGTAAATTTTAGAACTAAAGTAGATTTTCTTTATGATCAGGTATGTGCTCATGACAAAAGGGCTGCTGATAAATACTTCAGAAGATGAAAACGATAGAGGTCGAGTTATCTTTAATGCGTTATTATGACTTCCTGAGGAATTATATAGTAACCAACGTTACTGACAGGTCTGGATTGGTAAGGTGTGAGTCCGATGTTCTTGTTGTTACGAAGTCAGGTTATGCTACTTCTATTGAAATAAAAGTAACTAAAGCTGATTTGAAAAATGATCATAAAAAAAGATGGTATTTACGTGTGTATAACGCTCATGGAGACGGTTCTGATCGTGGAGTACTGAATGAGAATATAAGAAAGTTTTATTTTAATGGTATCGGGAGAAAATATTACGCTGTGCCAGAAAGTTTAAGTTCTTTCGCATTGTCTTTTATTCCGGATTGGTGTGGTTTGATTTCTATTTCCGAGGATGGTTTTTATAGAGTCACGATAATAAGGAATGCTTGTGTTTTATATCCTGAAAAATGGAGTGATTCTAAAATATTAAACTTATTGAGAATCGGCACGATAAAATCTTATGCCCTTAAACGAACAATATTCTTTTTAGATAATGGAAAAAGTAAGAATGACGATAAAGGAGTTTCGGGAGCTGCCAAAGAGTAAAAAGAGGTCTAAATTTGGTGCTGAAAAAGTTGATGGGTATGACTCAAAGAAAGAAAAGCAAAGAGGTTCGGTTTTGTCTTTGCTGGAAAAGCAGGGGATAATAAAGAATCTAAGGAGACAGGTGCGATATGATCTTGCACCTTCTTTTTATGTTGATGGTGTATGTGTTCATAAAGCTTTATTTTACAAAGCAGACTTCGTTTATATAGATGAAACTGGTGAGGTGGTGGAGGATGTAAAGGGTTGTAGGACAAAGGAGTATATAAAGAAGAAAAATCTAATGAAAAGGTTGAAGGGAATAAATATTAAAGAAACTTAATTTATGTTGTTATTTTTTGGTAAGTGACTTGTTTTTAGTAATATTGCAGTATAAATAATAAAGTAAAATGACATTAACGATAAAATACCCAAACGGAGAGATCGCCTATCTTTATCTTAAAGATGGAACAGAGCTATCCTACTCCGGTGATTGCGTTGTAGTTAAAATTGAGAGAGATCATATATGGGAGATGAACGCTGTAAGCGTTTTGAAGCCCGTAACAAAGGATACCAAGTCTCTTTTTCATCTGTTAAATGCTTATGATTGGGTAGTCGTAACATCTGATAACCCTAATTCAGTTATCCTAAGTGATAAACAGAATATGGAAACAAGCAAGGCTGCCCAGGAGTGGCTTGCTAAAAGAGGTGTAGTGAATTTTGTTGTAATAAACAATAACGAAGGAGTAAGAGAGATTGGTTTTTTATGTGTCAGTTCTTTTACTCAAAAAGATATTATTGATTTTCTTGATGCTTTTGGACAGAAGAGCGCATTAGCTTCATATGGTATTGAATGTAAAGGATCCATCATCCCGGTAAGCTCAGTAAGGGTCGGTAAGTTTCCTAATAATTATACAACCGTAAGAACGGATGATGGGTTAATCAGCTTCCAGGCCGTTTACGAATAACATGATAATCATTTAATTTTAATAAAATGTCAGTAAACAAAGTTATTTTAGTGGGTTTTGTAGGAAAAGAGCCAGAGGTTAGAAATCTCGAAAATTCCAACAAGGTTGCTAACTTCTCAGTTGCAACAACAGAAAAAGGTTATAAATTACAAAACGGAACAGAGGTTCCTGAGCGAACTGAGTGGCACAATATTGTCGCCTGGAGAGGATTGGCCGATGTAGCTGAAAAATACATCCATAAAGGAACTCAGATCTACGTAGAGGGAAAGATTCAAACGAGATCCTGGGAGAAAGATGGAGTAAAAAGATATTCTACAGATATCCTGGCTGAGTCTATCCGGATGCTTGGAAAGAGAGACGCTCAGGAAGCTCCGGTTTCTCAACAAGGAGTTATGAATCCTCCGGTTGTAGTTAATCCGAGTTTTAATGATGAAGAATCAGGGCTTCCATTTTAATGTATTAAATAAAAAATAAAATTATGTGTGGAATTTGCGGTGGATCAGATCCAGGGTGCCCAGTATGTGGTAAAGAACCCGAATACGTTAAATGTACTGATTGTGATGGATCAGGATTTATTTACTTTAACGACAAAGGAATCGAGATGAGTTTCGAAGAGTGGGAAAAGCTCCCTGTAGATGAGCAGATGAAGGATAAGTGCGCTTGTACGGATGGAAGAGTAATGGTTAATTAAAAATAAAATTATGTCATACGAAGGGAAAGAGCCATGTCAAGGATGTGGAAAGTCTGGGAGTGAAAGGTTTAGATGGGAAAAAAATGCATTATGCCCCACATGTAGCGAAATCTTCAAAAAAGGAAGTAAAATGTCTATTGAGGAAGAGCAGAAATACGTATCTGTTCGTCAGCATTATTTTGGATTCAGTGGACTTGATTTCGATGATAATATGCTAAACAATGCTTGTATAGAAATGCTTAAGTCCATACATAATCCTTATGCTAAACCAATAAGGCATGAAGAGATGAGTGGATATAAGGGGGATAATAGAATCCTTGCAATCATACCGGAAAAATTTTTCGAACCAATTAAGGTTTTCTGCTTTAAAATGCAAGACTATACGAGAAAAATAAGGGAAGAAAAAGAGAGAATCCCTGGCATGGCAAAACTGGAAGTTCAAAAAGAAAAGAGCAGGATTTATAATGAGGGGATTGAAAAAGGCAGAAATCTATTGTTGCAATTAAATCTCGGTGAAATTTCTTCTGCTGAGCTAAATAATAATCATTCATATTCAGAAGAAAAATAAATTATGCCATTATTTAGGTGTGAAAATTGCGGCTGTGTCGAAAATACTGCGCTTGGTCATTACCATTCAAGACACTGGAAAGAGTTCGAGGGTACTGAATTTGAAAAAGCATTGTGCTCTGAATGCACCCCTATGTACTATCCAGATGGATCCCCTCATCGAAGAGGCGGTGTTTGGCACGGACAATTCCCGAAAAAACAAGCAACTGAAAAAGATAAAGGAACTTTATTGAATTATTAAGCAATGAAAGAATACATTTTTACAAGCGTACTAAACTCAAATATTGATGATTATAGATTACAGCCAGATGGAAATGAGTTGTCTGCATAAGGTTGCCGATAACGACAGCACTATGTGCGCCAAAACGCACAACGCTGTAGCAATGCACAAAACTGTCTGAGGGCAGCACATAGAGCCGTGTTATGGCTATGTGCTTGTATTTCTTCTTTCAAATCGAATTATAAACCACAAACAAACAATAAAAATGATAAAAGATTTAGCAAAAGAGTACCATGACGAATTAGACTTAAAAGCAAGAGAAGAGTTTTTAATTCATTTCAAAAAAGGAGATAATATATCAACTTCTTTAATTCAAAGAAAATGCAAAGTCGGATACAATACAGCGGTTAGACTCATTAATTATCTAAATCAAAATGCAAAAATTGATTTTCGGTCGGATAATGCTGTTCACGTTGTTTTATAGCATTAGCCATAACACCGATGTATGCGACACTGGCATTTAATATATGAAATTTTTGCATATATGCGCAACAAAAATTATTAAAACATATAAAATATTATGGTAAAGGTTCTTTTTATATACAAAAACTCAGAAGGAGTCGTTAACGAAATAGTTGTAAACATCAAGAAGAGAGATGATTCGTTAGCAATTAGAACATTCGAGAATGCGTTTAAGAATGTTGTATGGCGCGAATTTTCCTATTTGGATTATGTTGTTCCAATAGATTTCTGGGCTGATTCCTGTGGCGTTTCGGTTGATCTTCTGTTTAAAAGGAGGGGGATTTTAGAATTAAGGGATTATGCCGCAGTCCATCAATATTATCTACGTGAAAAAGGATTTACTCTTTACCAGGTTGGTGAGGCATGGAAGCGTGATCATGCAACTATATCTTCAAACACAAAGAAGATCAAAGGGTTGTTGTGTACCAAAGATAAGTATGTGACGGAGTTGTATTCAAAGATTTGCGCCATTACCTCATCCCAAGTAACCAAATAAGTAGTTTTGTTTTCTATAAATCGGCTATATGAAACAAAAAATAAAAATAGGTGGAATGACTACAGACTCTTCTTTTAAGTCAGGAGCCTGCTATAATCTCGTCAACCTCAGAGAAGATAGAGGAGCTTTGTCTCCTGTCTCCCCAAGAAAAAAAATATATCAATTTTCCGATTTCACAAATGTATTTATTCATAAAGCTTCCGGTTATAAACATTGGATAGGTATCAAAGATGGAGAGGTTAAATATTTCCAGAATGATACAGTCGCAATACCATCCCCGGTTGTTCTGTGTACTGTAGGATCGAACCCTACATTCACCCAGACAAAAAACGTAGCAACCATCCTTAGCTCTACAGGGCTTATTTATCTTATATGGTACCAGAGCGAATATAAAGTAATAAACACTAACTTTAACGGAGAGCAGACCGACACAGATCTTCTTCCAGTAGGAAATATTGAATTGCGAATAAACGCAAGCAGTTCACCTCCGACAGTTTATATTGCCGATTCAGATATACCAGGATCAACAAGTGAAGAAGTTGTAGCAGGAGTTATAGAGGGGTTGTTTGCTAAAGCTCTTTCAGTTGAAAGGGAAAGGGGGTTTTTAAAAGGGTTTGTACTTGCTTGTACGGCTTATGAGTTATACGATGGATCATACATCCTACATAGCAATCCAGTTGTTATCGGGCAGTCCGTAGATGCAAGGACGAGATACCAACAGACATTTGGTGGCGTGGAATACGATTACAAAGATAATCCTATCGTGGCATATAATGGTTGGTATGACGGCATACACTATAGAAATGGAGGATCTCTGCTCGCACCTTATGCGCTGGATGAAGAAAGATCGTTTAAATTAGAAACAGGGCAGGCAAATTTAGGAGGCGGAACACCTTCGTATTATTTTTATAAATCTGGAATTTGGGCAAACAACACGTTTATCGCACTTCCTAATCCAGACTTTTCTTTAGGCGTAGATGATCCTTATTGGTCTTTTTTGGCGGACGATCCAAGTCTTCCCGGTTATCAAGAAGCATGGGAGGATTACCCTGAGGGTACAAAATTCAGATTTTTTTATGATACCGGTTCCGGGGTTGAAAATATGACAGTAGAGAGAAAGGCGCTCCGGGCAAGCTCGGTACCCCTTCCAAATTTAGTAGGCTACATGGACGCTTATGGTTCTGGAAAATACCCAGCTGTAATTTCAAGAAGAAGTGAATTTCAGATAAAAATTGAAAAAAGTATTCCGGAAGCACTCAGACCATTGATAAGGACTATAAGTGTTTTTATCACTCCGGAGGTTTTGATGTACAAAAACATTAATTTTAAGCGTGTTTCAAGAGCTACATATAGCGGAGCAAACATAGACAACTACCTTCCAGATTTAAAAACTGATGCTGAAATGATTGAGGAGTTAATGACTAAATCTAAATTTTACAAAGTCAGTAGTATTCCTTTCGATGAGGTAATATCAGATGGAAATTGGGTTACTATAGATTTGAAAGGAAAGCTTGGAGAAAATCTCAAAAATCAAGAGGAGATGACTTTGGATCCATTCTCTCACCATTCCTATCTTCCAGATAAACAATACGTATATAATTCAAGACTTCATATTTTAAATTATGAGCAGTCTTTATTTCATGGCTGGCCTTTGTCTTATTTCAAACAAATAGGTGGCCTGGGTCAATTCGAGCTCCCTGGAGACGAAGACGTGACGGGTGTCTATAAAGCACTTGTTTACGCCTTGGTAGAGATCAAAACAGAGACCGGCCTGTCAAAAGTCGTAAGGTATAATATCCCAACCGGAACTATCTCTAAGTTCAACCTGGGTGCTTTTCTTTCTTACCCTGATAGTAGAGCTAAAAAGATTACATTGTGCCGGGAGACCCAGGGATTACCACCGGTAACAGAACGAGGTGTATGTTGGAATACTTCCGGCAGTCCTACCGTTTTAGATGGCAAGGCCGCAATAGGGGCTGGCACCGGTACGTTTGGCCAGCACATAACCGAGTTAGCGAGGAATACTACCTACTATGTAAGGTCTTACGCTATAGCGGATGGTGTAGCGAATTACGGAGAGGAGAAAAGCTTCACGACTGGTAACGGAATTGCCGTGTTTACGACTAAATTGCCTGTTCCTATGGCTTCCGTTGCATACACCGGGGGGAATATTACGACCGATGGGGGCTCTTCAATTACAGCAAGGGGGGTATGCTGGGGAACGACAACTGCTCCGACAACATCCGGAGACAAAACTGTTGATGGAAGCGGTACAGGAGAATTTTCCTCAGAGATCACAGAACTTGATCCAAGCACAACTTACTATGTAAGAGCGTATGTGGTTAACGAGTTTGGTACCCATTATGGAAATGAGTATTCATTTGAAACTCTTTCAGGAGCAGTAGATATAACAATCGGTGATGCTTATGATATTACACCTGTTGGAGCTAAAGGATCAATTACAATAGTAGAATTCAGTGGGGCATTAGATACTCCTTATGGAGGTATTTGTTGGAGTACGAGTCCAAATCCTACTGTAGATGATACGCATGGAAGTGAGTATTTCTTTTATGATTATGGCACATTCATATGTTTAATGGCTGGACTAACACCTGGAACATTGTATTATTTCAGAGGATATGCTATAAATGAATTTGGAGCTTCTTATAGCTCTCAGAAAACATTTACAACATTAACTGGTATACTTGATGTAATAACTTTAGATATTGACCTATTGTATGTAGGAGATACATGGGCTAATGTTTACGGAGAGGTTGAAGATAATTATGGCGGAGGTGTCACTGAGTTTGGAGTATGTTATAGCTTGTCTAATACAATTCCAACAATAGCAGATAGTAAAGTTGTTGGTTCTGGATCTTTCGCATCATTTATGTGTGTGTTGACACCACTTATTCCTGATATGGGAGATTATTATGCACGTGCATATGCTATAAATGATATAGGAACTTTTTACGGAGCTGTTAAAACCTTCTATACAACACCATAACTATGAATATACACACCTTAACACCGGCATCAATCAAAGCAACTTCGGCCAGTCTCGGCGGGGTCATTGATTATTATTACTCAAGTCCGACCGAAAAGAAGAGGCTTGAGTTTCCTTTGACTGAATCTGACAGCCAAAATTTTGCTTATTATATCTCTCCTGATCTGAAACCTATTTCCTTTATTGGGGATGAGGTAGACTCATGGGAAGGGGTTCCGGAAGAAGAACAGCAAGAACTGATCTACGAAGGCGGCATGAAGGTTAGCGAAGTAAACAATCCATTCACATTCCCTTTGAAGCTTTCTTATACAGTATCAGGGAGAGGGCTTAATATGGCATCCAGGGCATTAAAGATCTCAGAAGAGTTCGGACAGTATCCTCTTTATGTTCTAACTACTGAAGGAGTAGAGATCTTCCAGGTAGGAACGGATGGTGTTCTTTATGTCACTCAAGCCCCGATCACTCTCGAACAACCTATAAGCGATAAGATCCTCCAGACCCCATATGGTGTGTTATTCTTAACAAAGAAGGGATTAAAGATGATCTCAGGCCAGGGAATAGAGTTTGTCTCAGAACAATTAAAGCTCAGAAAAGAAGAAATAACATTTGAGAAAATAGATGATATCTCGATAGGAGGAGCATTTAAGGTCAACGAAGAAGAATTATTGGATTACCTATCGGATCCAGATCTGATCATGGCCTACAACCCACATGAGGAAGAAATAATAATAACAACCAAGACGAAAGACTACTCCTTTGTATACTCCATCCCGAATGGTATGTGGTATTTAAGCACTGAGAAGTTCTCTATGGTAGTAGAAGGATCCTCTCCTGAGTTATATGTGGGAAGAGAAGAAGAGGTGCATGGTGAGACATTCCTTAATATAATCGATTATGAGCTCGAAGAGCCCGAATCCTTGGCCGAGGTAGCACTATGTCTCCTTCCGGTTACATTCGAGACCAAACAGAAGAAAGATCTCCACAGAGCCTTATTAAGGGCGAGGATATATAATGGATCAAACATCTTCATGATGGTGCATGCTTCTATCGATGATGTGACGTTTAAAGCTCTAAAAGGTATAAAATATATGCCAAATAACCAGTTAGAAGAATACAACTATGTAGACTTCGATCCGGGATTGCTCGCTGGGAAATTCGTAAGCTTCTCTGTGAGCTTCGCATGTACTTGTAAATCAAATAGTAAAATAGGAAATGTTGAATTCGATATAGATCAAAGTTATGGAAACGGAAAAAACTAATGAAGAAGTAGTCTCTAAAATAGAAGAAAATAGAAAAATTCCAGCCAAAAGACAAAAAACAGGTGGAAGACAGAAAGGATCTTTGAATAAAATCACAAGCATTACCAGGGAGTCGATCACTAATGTTGTTGCTGATTACTTCGGAGGTCAGAAATTCAAGGATGACATCGATGTTCTTAAAGCTGGAGGCCGATTAGGTGCTATGACTGACCTGGCAAAGATAGTTGTTCCTAAGCCAAAGGACGAAACAGAGGCCAATTTGATGGATCTAATGTATGAAGACTTCAAAAAGAGGGTTCTGGGGGTAGATGAGTCTGACAAAACGTAAGCAAAAAATGCTTAAAATGATATATGCGCCCGGTGTATATATGACAAAAAGAAAGGAAGTGGTTTATTCTACTTCCTTTCTTTTAATAATAAGAGTAATGCAGGCAATTATTCAGTAGCAGTAAAATCGAGATAATGCATATATCGGTGTTAGTAGCCATTAAAAAGACCTGCTTTCAATTACAGTCTTTAAATTTTGTAAGGCTTCTATTACTTTGAAATTATGGTCTCCTGTATCATTTAATTTTGATGCTGTTGCCATTTTTAATGGGTGTATATATTCTGTTTGCTCTTTTGCCATATCTAATACGGCTTTAAAATCTTCTTCGGTAAGGTTTTTAACAGCCTTACAAACTTTGTTTACTTTTTGAATTGAGTTCGTTGTTTTTAAAATTAACGGCTACTAACACATGCTATAAAAGATAGCGGTTTTGTGTGTTCATCGTGGTTTATACTATTAATTTACTTTTATCCCGTTTGATAGGTTCGTGCCTTTAAATCCGCTACTTTTCATAGCACCATACGTTTTCAAAATGTTTGTCGTGAATGTTGCCGATAACTTCACATGATTCCGATATGTACGACTGCGTTTGTGCATCTGTTAGTGATGCTGCAATTAGTATATCAGTATAATCCCATTCTTTTGTGTCCGTTTTCCAAACACTTGATTTTACGCAAAATCCACCAGCAATTTGATAAACACGAAACACATCTTCTTTGCCATCTTTAAGCAAATCATCTGAAAATACCTTTACTGAATTCTTATCCGTCAATCCCGTGAACTGTCCAGCTGATTCAGGGATGACCTTATCAAACCTTAATCCTTCGCCCGATTTATTCACTATTGCTATTCTTGGATGTCCTTCCGAGTCAAGAACAAAACTACCATATACCCATTCTTTTGTATCAACTTTCTGACCGCGAAATAAAATTCTCCTTTTCATATTGCAAGTAGGCTTTTAATTTGATAGGTTATATATTCGAATAGATTTCTCATCTCAGCCATATCTTTGACTCCACCTGTCAAGATCTTTGTTGCGACAGCTTTTCTTAGTCTTAATAACATATCCAGGTTTTTATGATTGAATACTTCTGGATCATAACAGGCAGCCGCTTGTACGTGGGTCGCCAATAGCTCTCCTTCTGTTACTGACTGTTTTAGATACTCCTCCATCTCTGTGTAGTGATCTTTCTCCATTTGAGCGTACATTTCTTTTTCGTATTGCTTTTGCATGTCACGCTCCATTTGCTCTTTTTGGTCATAATAGGCATTTACTTCATCATCGAGGTGTTCTTGACTCCCTATATATTCTTCTGCCATAATTATAAATTATTACTCGTTTATAATTTGATCAATGAGGTTAACGCCCATATGATCAAACTCCACAGAGCTACGATGAATAAGGACATAAAGACGAGTGATTTTAAGCATCCGGCACGTTCTGGTTTCTGTTTTGTTTTCATACTACTTTAAATTTATTGGTCGCCAGTGGGTAGGCTTTTTTACTCTTGTTTTTTCATTTTCAAAACACCATCCTAATCCTGTTAATACTGCCTTATCCCAATTGCCATTTTTATCCTTTACAATAACTGGTTTATAATATTTTTTAGGCAATTCATCTTCAACACTGATCCATTCCTGAGCGAATTCAATAGATTTTTTATTTGATTCTATTAATACATTTCTGACACCGATTAAAAAATCTTCATAAGAAAGAAAATCCTGAAATCTTAAATCGTCACATAGTTTTACGATTTTATCTACTGCATCGTTTTCAATTGTTTCCATAATATCGTTATTTTACTTTTTAATTTAAGCTGCCACTAAGGATTTCTCTTTCTCTTTATATCTCAATCGGAAAACCATTTTCATTGCGACATATACGCACTGTCCGATAATTTTGTCTATAAATACACTTTAATTAATCCGTCAAACGTGGCAGCTTCCTTCTCTTGTTTTGGGTTTGTGGAGAGTGATGGATTCGAACCATCGACCTGAAGACACCTCTGTGATTGCAACCAACTGCTCTAACCAACTGAGCTAACTCCCCATTTTGTTCCGCAAATATAATCAATAATAAATTGAACTATACATCATATTAACGCACGTTAATATTATTTATAATTAAATAGCAATTGCATCTGGCTGCCTGGATCTGATAATTGCATCAATAACGATGAAATAAAGCGAAACTCTATACGTTTGTGCGAATCAAAACGTTACATTATGGGATTAGAAAGTTTAATTGCACCTGGTGTTGGCACTGCTATTGGTTTAGCTGGGTCTATTTATGGTGGGGTTAAGGCTGGCCGGGAAAGAAAGAAGATGGATAGGTATCTTTCTGGGCTTGAAACCGAAAACGCATCATTCTTTAATAAGAATTACTACCAGGATTATACTGAGCGTGATGACATCCAAGCTCTCATAGCTAATATGAGAGAGACAATGAAGGAACGATCTAACATAGCCCAATCTACTGCAGCGATCACTGGTGCCACTCCCGAAGCGGTTCTCGCTGAAAAAGACAGCCAGAACAAAGCAATGACCGAAACGTATAGAAATGCGAACATAATGGGGCAAGCTAATAAGGACAAGATCATGGATCGGTATCTTGGAAGAAAAGATATGCTGTCTCAGATGACTTATGGGAATATGGATGCAACTGCTCAAAGCTACGAAAATGTAATGACTAACTCTATGGGATCCATGGTTAAATCAATATCAAGCGGAATTGGTGCTTTGATGAATAAAAAGAAATAACTACTCAAATGCCAACAGAAACTAAGAAATTTTACGGTAACCCTTACGGAGAAGACGATGCTCCAGGTGACAATATCGCTCCGGTAGCTGTAGCTCAGTATGCTAAAGCAAATGGACTGCCTGTTCCTGCTGAGTTTCAGGAACTGGTTAATGACGGGATAATGACTCCGGATCAAATAAACAATGTAATTTCAGAAGAAGAAAAATACAAAGGCGCATCCTTAAAGGATCTGTTCCCGAATAAAGCCCCAGAGCCTATTGATGAAGAAAAAATGAACGCATCGAGAACTTTATCTAATATTGGTGAAGGCCTTAAAGTGCTTACTCAAATGTTTGCTTCTGGTGCAGGCGCAAGGGTTCCTAAGATGGAGTCTCAATCTCCTATAGACTACCAAATGTCAAAAGAGGATGAACTCAGGAAGATTTATCAGGCTCAGGTTGAAAGCTATGAGAATGCCGAGAGAAATTCTATAATGCAGGACTGGGTTAACAAAGCGAAAGAATCACAGGGGGATATGGAACGCTTAAGAAATGACGCCATTCGCTATGCCGAAAGAAAAGATCGACTAACTCAGCAAGAAATAAGAAACGAACAGACTAAAAGGAGTTTAGATCTGGAGGAAGAGAGATTAAATAAGTCGAAAGAGGATGGAGAGAAGCCTAAAACGCCATCGACTAAAGCTGAGGTTATAACCCCGGATCAAAAAACATGGGCAATGAAAGCCTTCAATAAAATAGTTGACAGCGATATTGAGTCATTAAAGAAATACGGAATAACAAAAGAGGTTTATGTTGATGTTCCGAATCCGGATCCATTAACGGCTGCTGTTGCTCCAACCATAAAACAAAAACGTACTGTTTTGAATGGATCCGTGTCTCATGAGTTGATGACCCAGATAATCAATGAGCTTAGTGGAGAGAAGCCGCCTTCATCCAAAGGAAAAAAGCCGGTTCCAGGATATACTGCTGTAAAATAAAAACTCTTTTCATTACTAAAATACTCTTATTATAAAACTCGTTATGGCAAAAGAAGAGAATTACAATGTCAGATCAATCTACGATACAATATCATCTACACTTGATGTTGGAGATTATGAAACATTCGCCAAAAGCATTAAAGATCCAAAAAATGCTATAGCTGTTCACAAGGCAATATCTGAAGATTATGATGTAGGTGACGAAAAAACCTTCTTAAAATCAATAGGACTCGCTGGAGAAAGCTTTGGTATTGGAAAAGTTGCCACCAGGGTTCCTGAATATTTGGCAGCAAGAGAGCAGGATCCTTTCAATTTAAACAAACCGGATCCTAAATACATCTCTGACGTAAGAGAGATTAAAAAAGCTCAGTCAATCGATTCTCAGCATATCGGATTGACATCGCGAGAAACCATCTCTGCATTAAGAAATAACAACCCTGTAGAATTTATCAAGCAACTCGGAATGAGTTCGCTTGACTATGTGCGTCCATCCCTTGCTGAAAACCTTAGATCGTTTAAGTTTGACGATAAAACCTATTCTGATAACTCTAAGGATATCGATAATATATTACTTCCTCCTGATGCTGTCAAATACCTTGAAGACAGAAAGGTTATGGTAGAGGGAGTCGGGATGGAGGGATCCGGAATCAGAGCAATCGATAAAAACCTCGAAAAGGTTTTAAAATCATATTACTTCCTCAACCCTACCGGCCAACAGGAATATAAACAGCATGTTGATTTTCTTGATAAATCAAACAAGATGCTTTCTTCGGCAGACCAAAGGAACGCTGCTGCTCTCGAAAAGGCTGTGGATGATCTACGTCAATTAAGTGCTGCCCCTGCCTGGGGAGAGAAAGCTTCTGAAGGCCGCGCTAATGAGCTTGATAAGCAAAGGACGAGAGTAATCGCCTTGAACGCAGAAAGAAGAAAAATCGATGAGATGAAGAATACTCTCGAAGCTTACGAACAAGGACGAACAAAGAATGGTGCAGTTCAGGTTTGGGGAGAATTCAGTAGAATGTTTGGTGAGACTTCGTTAGATATCCTCACTATCGGTGCCAAAGGCCTTATCGAATCACTGCAAGAGAAAGATATAGTTGACAAAAGAAACAAAGGCGAGGATTTGTCTGAAGAAGAGGAGGATTTTTTAGCTTCTGCAGCAATCGCCAATTATATGCAGGACTCCTACTCAGGAGAAAGAACCGCTTACCAGAATGTAACGCAATCCATAATGGGATCACTTCCTTATATGACGGCTTTCGCTACCCTTGGTGGTGGTATTGCCAGAAGCATAACGAAAGGGGCAACAGGGACAGCTAAAGCAGCAATCCGTCTCGCATTTAAGCAGGGGATGGGCAAATCTATGGCCAGGACGCTTGGCATTGCTACCGATGTTGTCGATATGACAGCCAGGGGTGGGATACAAACCTTAATTGACCCGCATACATATGATCTTGCAATTCAAAATATGAATGGATCCTACGGCTACGAAGTGGATCAAAAGACAGGTAAAGTGTCGTATAGTGGCCAAAAGAATAATATGTCTTTTGCTGATGCTCTTGTAAGTGCTTATACTGTTCAAATGGTTGAGAATTTAAGTGAGTATTCCGGCATGGCTTTCGCCCCTGTTAGTGGCGCTATAGGAAGAGGAATAAGGAAAGGATTAGAGGGGAAACTCCCTGATTTGGCCAAATTTATCTATGATGATGAAAATCTATTTAACACTGTAAATTATCTCATGCACAGGGCTGGATGGAATGGAACCATAGGTGAGTTCGCGGAAGAGCAAATAGCTACAATTGGTCACGCTGCATTTGGTGACGGCCAGGGAGAATGGAAGGACTTGATCGATGGAGAGAAACAGCTCTTGACTTTAGCTACAGTAATGGCTATCAGTTCAGGCGCATGGGCTATTAATAAAGGAGGTAACGCTCTTGTTAAACAGTCTATAAACGCAGACTATAAAAATACATCAGCCTCATTAAATAAAGCTTTCTTAGAAGACTCTTCCGTTGTTGGTATGCTTTTGACTTCCCAGAATGTTGAGGAAAACAAAGAAACGCTCAGAGGCATACTTGCTTCAGACAAATACACTGATGAACAAAAAAAGGCCGCGCTTGAATTCTATGTCTCTTCTACGAGATATTTCTCATATCAGGCTGCAAAGCAAAAAAGAATTGAAGATGAATCGAAGAAGATCACAGACAAGATCAAGTCGATGGATAATGACGGCCAGATCATAACCGCAAAAATCGGAGAGGCTGAAGTCGCAATAAAAGGCAATGTTGTCCTGGATCAGGATGGGACTATTAATTACACAGCATCTGACAATACTGTAACATACACAGATCAGGACGGCAATGTTCAAATAATATCTACCTCTCAATTAAAAGAGGTTCAGATTATACCAACAGCACAAGCCGCTAAGGACGCACTGGATGCCCATATACCGATACTCATGGATCAGATGAACGATGAGGAGCAGCCTGAGTACAAAGTTAAGCAATCAGTAAGAGTCCAGGTAGGTGAAGGCTTATTTGCTCCTGTAGTCATTAAGGAGGTCAAAAATGGTGGTTATGTAGTCGTTGATGAAACAGGTGCCGAATCGCTTGTTCGTCCGAGCCAGATCGTAAATGAGTCAAGTATTGATGGCGTTGTCCCTGGGGATGTTGTTGAGTATTATGATGAGTCCGGAAAAGTTATTTCTGGTGAGGTAAATGATATCGAGTCAACAAAAAAAGAAGGGGTTATTACTATAAATGAAAACCTCGTCCCTATAAGTAGTGTAGTTGGCAAGGCTGAGCTTTCGGCTCCCAAAGAGATCGCAGGATACAAAGTAGTCGGAGAGTCTTCTCCGGTAGGTGGTGAACGTATATTTATTGTAATTGATGAGAATGGTAATGAGAGGTTTTTAACCGCAGACGGAAAAGAAGTTGTCCCTCAAAAAGTTGCAATACCAGAACAAGAGCAGTCACAACAGCCAAGCGTACAGCTTCCTAATGCTGTCAACCAAATCAATCAGGTAAACACTCCTAATACATTGGAGCCAAAAGCTCCTGAATTGCCTTTGGATAAGTCAGGAAATGTAGATTATAATTTGATTGACGATGCTGAAACATTAAAATCAGCATTAGATTCTGAATTTGGATCCGAGGCTATTGATGTTCTTGGGGAGATGTCGGCTGAAGCAGGTAAAAAGCTAAGTAAAGCAGAGTCTCTTGATGATGCTATAGCTAAAAGGAGGGAGACTAAAGTACTTCGCGGGAAGCTTGATTTATATAAAAATGTGAATGATCTATATGTTTCTGAAAAAGAAAGTTTGCAAAAACAGGAAACAATCGATACTACATCAGATCAAAATGTTTCCGAAAACAAAAATCAAACGACTGAAAATCAGCCAGATGTAATTTCCGAAAATGCAGAAAGTTTTCCAAAAAGTTCACCTGTGATAAACGAGGGCGAACAAAAAGAAAAAGATATTGAGGAAAAAAGAGATATATCTGAAGAGGTCAGATCCCAAAATCCTGAGTTAAATCCTACAGAAGAACAGAAAAAAACAGGAGAATATAAAAAAGCTCGCGTAAATGTTCAGGGGTTTGATATAACAATTGAAACCCCGAAAGAAGTAGTAAGAACTGGGAAGGATAAGGACGGAGAAGTTTGGAGCACTCAGATGAAAGCTCATTACGGTGAATTCACTGATACTGCTGGCAAAGACGGGGATGGTGTTGATGTCTTTATTGGGGATCATCCAGAATCGGCCACTGTATTTGTTATTGATCAGGTTAACCCGGATACTGGTATGTTTGATGAGAGCAAAGTAATGCTTGGATTTAAAGATATCGCTGGAGCTAAGGCTGCTTATTTGGGAAGTTACGAGAAGGGATGGAATGGCTTGTCTGCGATCACACCTGTAGGAATTGAAGATTTCAAGGCCTGGCTTTACGATGGAGCCAGACAGAATAAAGCATTTAGTGGATATGTAAATTCTAAAAATACAATATATGATAGCGAAAACGGAACAGGGTTACGTAGTGTCAGAGGGAGCGAAAAGACTGACGGCTCCCCTATCCTTGGAGAGGGCGAAACGGGCACATTCGGTGAAAGATACACTCCTGCAGGTGATGGGAGTTCAATTGACACCTTCATCTTTAACGGTAGAAAGTTTACAGCAATAAGACAAACTGCTAAAACTGTAGTCTATGACGATAATGGACAGGAAAAAAGAGTCAAAATATCTAAAATTCTTGTTCCTGTCAGAGATTTGTCAGTCAGAGTTCCCATCCAGATGGATCAAACAGTTGAAAACATAGACACAATCAACGATGAAGAATTGGTTGATGAAGTGTACAATGAGGCTCGTTTGCAGAATATAGAGCTTTCTGACCCTGAAGCATTGGGAATTTCTGCTGCTATCAAGTCTATAGCATCGAACGAAGAGATCCTGGAGGATACAATTAAAAGAACGGTTGGCGCTTTTGTTGAAGGGAAAAAGAATGGGACAATCAAAACTCTTGAGACCAATAAAAAGGCCACAGGCTCTGCTATCACTACTCCAAACTCCACATACAATGAAGCTGTAAGGAACAATCACGCAGAAAGTGGAAACAACTTATGGATGAGACAAAGCAACGATCAGTCAAACGAGGACAGGGTTCTTATGGTTCAGGTCTCGTCTAACCTGATCTCTGGTAAACAGAAATTCAGAAGGAAAAAGAATGATAGCTATTTTGATAAGCTATACAGGTCGATCACCGGATACGACAGAACAGTAGATTTCTGGGAGATCCCAACATGGATGGGTAGAATTTCCGCTATGGAAAGCAAAGCTGATGTCTATGTCGTAAGGGACGCGAAAGAAGCTGAAAAATTCATATCTGAAGCTGGTTATGGCCGGGTTTTATTCTCTGTTATGGATGCTACGAAACAATTTGTTGTCCCAATGATAGAGGCGAATCCTGGACAAGTGTTCCAGATTGGAGTATATACAAAATTCAAAGAGATAGAAGGTTTTGATAATGTAAAAACATTCTCAACTATAGATGAATATGCTGCAGAGAACGGGCTTGAGCTGTCTCTTCGATATTCCTATCTACATTTTGTAGGCACAAGTTCTATTCCGCGATTAAGAACATCTCAGGGATGTAAATACAAATGCGCATTCTGTTCTAATACATCACCGGTGAAAGCTCTTGAAGACAAAGATGTGATGGAGCAGGTTGAAGGACTGAAAGATCTTAATATGAAGTTTGTTTATATAGGAGATAAGGCTTTTGGACAGGCAGATAATCTAAAAATATTCAAACAAATATACGACAGGATAAAGCAATTTAATCCTGATTTTGAAGGATTTATAGTTCAGACTTCGGCAAGAGATTTTGCCGACACTGAGCGCATGACTCCGGAATTCCTTGCTGAGGCACATATTAAATATGTCGAGCTTGGAATAGAAACGTATAATGATGAGATACTTACTAAACTAAGGAAGAGACACTCCCATGCAAAGTATGTTAATGCTGCACTTGATAACGCAAGAATCAACGGGATAAAGATCATCCCTAATATCATAGTTGGACTCAGTGGTAAGAATCCTGATGGCACTGTGTGGTCAGAGACACGCGAAACATACGAGAATACATTGAATTTCCTAAACGAAAACCGAGATATTATTTCTCATCTTAATGTGTATTCTTTGGCCTTGTATGAAGGAACTGATCTCGGAGATGAAATTGGTGCTAAAATCGAAACGGACGCATCCGAAAATTCGGTTATTAAATCCTTCCACCAGGACAAAGAAATACATGCTGAGTATCTTGATAAATTCTCTGATTTTGCATCAGATCAACTTGACAGATATTTGGATCCTGCATCCGCTATGGTGGATAACTACGTAACAAGGCTAACAAAGCTCAAAGAACAAAACCCTGAAAAGTACTGGTCAGTAGATATGCCATCCAATGACGTTTTAGTAGAGGCTGCCAGAGAAGGCCGTATCTCTGATGTCGGTGGTGCTATGGGCGTTGTGACCAAAGAAGGAGAAATGATTGGGTTATTCAAGTATGTCGACACAGCAAAGGAGTCTGCAGCCAAAGTCCAGGAAGAAAGAGTAACTAAGATGGGCGGATACTTCTTTGACTCGTATGATACTGCTAAAAACATCGAAATATACAAAAAAAATGGATTTAAAGAGGTAGGAAGAATGAAGTTTGATGCCAATCAAGCTCCACAAGACATGCCGGAAGCATTAAAAGAGACCTCTCCGGACGTTGTTTTTATGATTTATGATCCTAAAAACGAGATAACAGTAAAACAAAAAGTATTCAAAAACTACGAAGAAGGCCAGAAGTATGCTAAAGAAAACGGAAGAGCGCGATTGAAATTCAATACATCTGAAAATACACAGGAGTTTTTCTCTGATGTAGTTACAGGTAAGTCGGACAAGTTCGTCCCGAAGGTTCCCTGGGCTCCTATAGCAGAACTTACAGAAGAACAGAATGAATTCTACGGAGACTACAAAGAAATGGGTGGTAACTTCGATGACCATATTGCATGCTCCATCCCAGGGTTCAGAGATATGCAGATCAAAACCGGTGTAGCTGTCTCTAAACTGCTCCCTAATGGTGGTTTAGTTTACGACATAGGGGGATCAGAAGGAACCTGGATCAAAGCTATCACTAAAAGATCTGGTGGAAAAATACGAAGTATCTCGCTGGATCCTAATAAAGATATGGCAGAAAGCTTCTCAAGCACACCTGTCGAAGGATCAGGGCTGGTCACAGAGGCCTTCTATGAAGGATTTGATGATAACGGTCATTACTATAGAGCTCACACTCCTGCTGAGCTTTCTGATGTAGTACATGAGTCAATGACATTCCAGTTTGTATCCAGTGAAAGAGCTCCATTTATTAAGGAGCTTAAGAAGAGGTATATGAAGCCGGATGGCATATTCATTACTGAGGAGAAATTAATTCCTGAATCACAAGATCAGTATCAGGCAAACGAAGCCAAGAAGGATCGCGATTTTAAAGCGAAATATTTCACACCGGAACAGATCCAACAAAAAGGAGAGGTCGTTCTTGTTGGGATGAAAAAGGATCAAGCCAAGAGGGATGAGTATGTCGCTCTGCTTAACCAGAATTTCAAATATGTATTTGAGTATTGGGACTCAGGTAACTTCAAAGGGTACATCGCTACAGACTCAAAAAAGAAAGCTGACACATTCATGAGTAGTGTCGGAAATAACGATAATGAGTTTTCAGAAAAAAACATACAAGTAAAAGGCGTAGACCGGGTTCAATTACAAATAGTAAGACTCCCTGAAACCATAAATATAAATGGTGTTGATCGTCCAACAACCAACAGTAATGGCAAGCCTATCCACTCTACCGAAGAAGGCGTAAGAAATTTCTGGAGGTGGTTTGGTGACTCAAAAGTGGTTGATGAGCAAGGAAGGCCTTTGGTAGTCTATCATGGCACTCAGAAAGGACGAAGCTCGGCCTATAAAGTATTCTCAGAATTCATGGAGTCTACGGAAGGTATATTCTTTACAAATAAAAGATCCGTTTCCGGTTGGTTCGGAGGAAGAAATGTTGGAATAAATGGATCGTATACAGACGCATTATCCAGAATTAAAGACAAATCATTTGAGTCGCTAAATGAGTTCACTAAAGATCATTTCGGGATTTCTCTTTCTTTAAGTAAGGACAAAGTAAGTAAAAAAGAAGCTTCTGAGTTTGGTGTTGCTCCTGGGGTATTCTATGCATTGCAGTTTGATTATGAAAATGGATCAACTGTTTTTGGTAGGGTAGGCAAACCTAACATGACTAATGAGGAGCTTAATGAAGCAGTCTATAAAAAAATTGAAAGCTTAGCCACTGGGTATGATTACGAAGTGAATGCTAATGGATCGTATACTCATGAGGCTTATCTAAAAATAGAAAATCCTATTTCTATCGACAACAAAGGAAATAACTTCCTTAATGTGACGCTTCCTGATGGTTCTGTCGTTAGTGCTAATATGGTGGCGGGAAAAATTGACAAATCTAAAAATGACGGATCAATTATTGAGAACATAAAAGAGACGACATCTCTTATTGAATCAACTGATTACATTGCTCTGTTGCCTACGCAAATAAAATCCGCTATGGAAAATAGTGGTGAGTTTGATGGTACAGGGAATATAAACACACAGATACAGCAAGAAGAAAATCTTCCATCTGAATTCCACAGCAACATGACTGATGATGGCCAGGGAAACTACGCTTTCTTCCATTACGGAAAGTTCGAAGGAAATATAGTCGATCCTTCTGCCGGTAAGAGACATTCATATACAACAGACAGGACATTAAATCCGGTTTCTTACTTCTATACGAAGCGGGATGACTCTGAGCGAATGATTAATGGGGATATGCATGTTGTTTTAGTGCCTAAAGGAAAGGTATACCCATTTAATGCAGATCCGGATAATTTCTACGATCAGGCTTTGATAAATTTCAGAAACTCTGAAAGAGGTTCGTATGGCCAATCATTTGATCCGGATATGCAACTTGCATATATAACGGATCTTGCAACTAAAGCAGGATATGAAATGATTGTTGCCAAATGGGGGAGAGTTATAAAGCTCAGAGCCCAGTCTGAGCTTCCTATAGAGTCTATGACTTATAATGAATTCCAGGATCATTTGAAAAATATACCTAAATTCACTCCAATAAGCGAAGAATTCGACAAGCAGCTTGGGGATATCCTTGAGGAAACAGGTCTGGCGAAGATAAAAAGAGTTTTCGGTGGAGATGCTGAAATGGAGCAAATCTTGAAAGAGATAGGAGAAGGAAATGGATCTCTTCAGACATTATCAGAAATGGAGTCGATCAAATCTGAATCGATATCTAATGGTACGTTCATGCTGGCACCTAACGGTAAAGCCACTAAATTAAACGAAAATCAATGGCTACAGGTTCGAACTAAAGCATTTAAGGAATGGTTCGGGGACTGGCAGAATGATCCGGAAAACTCATCCAAGGTAATCGATATTAACGGTGAGCCTTTGGTTGTTTATCATGGAAGCCCAATAACAGGAACGGTTGAGTTTGATACCAATGCAGAACCAATAAGGAGCAGAACCGGAATTCAAGGAACTTATTTCACGAGTTCGAATTACAGTGCAGCAAATTATAAAGAAAGAGGCAGGTTCGGTCAGGTATACCCTTGTTTTATTAATTTAAAAACTCCACTTAACACAACAAAAGACATAGCTAAGATACGAAGGAGAAAAAATATTAATTCATTCGGAGAAGCTAAAGCAGAAGCTTTAAAAGCGTATGACCCATCAATACATGATGGCGTAGTTTTTAATGGCAACAGTTGGAATGTTGATGAGTTTACCGCAATTAATCCTACGCAGATCAAATCAGCCATTTCTAATGATGGATCTTTCAGTGTAAATAATCCTGATATCCGCTTCCAGGTGATAGCCGGAGCAGAGGTTTATTATTCTACAGTAGAAAGAGCCCTGGCAAATATATCTCAAGAAAAAGGCACCAAAGACCAATTCAAAGCTATGCTTCTTAAAAATGGAGCAAAACAGGCCGAAATGGATTGGATGGGATTTGATGAGCTTCCTGAAAAATTAACTAAAACTGATATCCAAAACTGGATAGATGAAAATAAAATCGAGATCAAAGAGGTTGAGAAGTGGACTCCAACCGATGATGACATAGACGTTCTTCTTAGTGATGAACTTGGGGAAGATATGAATAGAGATGAAGCTATGGAGTATTTACTGAACGAAGACACATCCCCATTATTCAAAAAATATCAGCTCCCTGGTGGCGAAAACTACAAAGAGATGCTGTTGACGATGCCAAGTAAAACAGAGTCTATTGAAGTCTCTTCCATAAAAGAAGAGGTCGAGTACGAAAGAAAAGGTTATTACATAACATCTTTCGGGGGGAAAAACTTTGCAACAAAAAATCCTTCCAAGTTCCATTCCTTTCACTTCGAAGAACCAAATATTATAGCTCATATGCGTATTAATGAAAGGATATCTTCCATTCAAAATCCAAATTATAAAGATAAAAAAACACACATCCCTAATTTCGATACTGATTTCGAGCTTGTTGAATATCCTGATAGCTACGCAGTAAAAAACAAACTGTCAGGCATTGAGTATTTTAATAAATACAGCAAAAAGATAATGGAAGACAATAAAATGTCTGCAGAAGATCTTAAGGTTTATTTAATGAAAAACTCAGAGCTTGGTAAAAAGCACTCGGATTTCAGTAACAACCCGATGAAAATCACTAAAAGGGTTTTATTTATCGAGGAAATTCAGTCTGACTGGGCGCAAAAAGGGAGGAAATATGGATTTAAAGGGGATGTTGATTATGAGCCAGTGTTAGAACAAGAAAATGTTTGGAACGTTGGGGGCGTGAGGGTGCTGTATTTTGAACGCGGAGTTGATGGAAATAACTATAGGACGATCAATGAAAAGAGCGAACAGGTCTGGCACAATAATCTTGAGGATGCAGTAAAAGAAGCGAATAACACTGTTAAAAACATAAGCGAAAAGGAAATGCTTAAAGCTCCTGATATGCCTTTCAAGAAGACCGACCAGTGGGTTAATTTAGTGCTTCGCAGGATCATTCGTCATGCAGCAGAAAATGGCTTCGATATGGTTTCCTGGACTACCGGAGAACAACAAGCTGAAAGGTATGATTTGAGTAAGCAAGTTGATTATATTTCCTATAATAAAAAGCCATCTAATTATGAAGAAGGTAAGATTTTTGTATCTGTAAGCACCCAATCGGGGAGTATAGTTAGCAAGAATATGACGCCTACTGAAATTGAAGAAACAGTAGGAAAAGAAATCGCAAAGAAAATAATAGATGGAGAAGATTATGGTAAGTTAGAAGGCCTTGACCTCAAAGTCGGTGGCGAAGGCATGAAGTCGTTTTATGATGGAATTGTTCCTACATTGGTTAATAAATTAGTTAAGCCATTTGGAGTTAAGGTTGAGAGCATTTATCTTGATACTGACGCAACTGATTTTATATACAACACAGATAACACAATAGTAGAAAAATCAAAAAAAATCTCTGATAGATATATTTTAAAGAACTCCAATGGAGATATGCTGTATGACAAAAGCTTCCCAGAAGGTTACGGACTTGAAGAAATACACAAAACTCTCCTTCAAAAAGCAAGAGAAAACACTGATAACTACGTAAAAGCTTTATCAGCACAACAGTCTATTTCAATAACTCCGGAAATGAGGGAGTCTTTCAACAATGGAATTCCTTTGTTCATGAAGGACAGAAATGGCATTGTTTATGGATTTAACTATAATGGCGTATCGTATCTTAATTCTAAAAGAATGAATGCCAATACTCCGATCCATGAGTTTGCCCATCCGTTTTTGGACATGCTTGAAAATGAGCATAAAGAGCTGTTTGAAAAAGGTGTTGAGTTGGTTAAAAAGTCCCCTTATTATGATCAGGTGAAATCAGATCCTAATTACTCATCAAACTCTCCGATGCAGATCGTAAAAGAAGCTATGGCCAGGGCTATAGGAGACAGGGGAGAGCAAGTGGTAATTAAAAAAGGGCTCGGACAACAATTAAAAGACTGGATAAAAAGTGTATGGGAAGCGATAGGAAAGGCATTTAATATAAATTCTATGACTTCTGACCAGATCCAGAACCTTACGTTTACTCAGTTCGTAGATGTATCTGTAGCGACTTTGCTGTCCGGAAAGCAAATAACCGCAGAGCAGGCTCAGGATGAAAATTTAATGTCTGAAATAACTGGAAAAATAAAAAGGAATTTCTTGCGAGACACTTTCAAATTCAAAAAACTTCACGAGGAAGGCGTTATAACTAATGACAAAGATCTTTCTGATTTTAATGGGAACAGAATGGTTCTCCATAAGCCAGACATGTCTATGGTCGGAAATATAGTCTTAAGGGATGGAACATCAATAAGAGCTAAGGGTGGGGTTTACTTTCCGATTGAATTCAAAGAAGAAGGTTTTGTTTGGGCTTGTAATACTCTCGGTGCTGCAAATTCGCTTGCCAATGCGCTAAATACGGAGGCTGCCAGGGCAAAAAAAGAAGGAAAAAGTAGTGTTATGATAGCCCTCGTGGGTGCCGGGAAGGATAAAGTAGTGTCAAGTGCAATTGGAGCTAATACTTTGATTGATTTGTTCGCTTCGAAAACCATCGGCACAGAGTACAATATAACCAGAAATATGGTTAAAAACGCTTTGTCTTTCGGGTTAAAAGAAAAATCTCCAGGAAGGGATGCTAAGGGAAGAAAAATTATGATTGGAGTAGGGGTAGATCTTCCTTCTTCAACTCAGTATGACCAGATGATTTCTAAGACAAAAGAATTCTTAAGCTCAGAGAACATAACCTTCCCACAAAGATCAGTTTTTGTCACTAAGTTTTTAGATAAATTAATTGCTCAGATTTCAGACAAGAAAACTAAAGACAAGCTAAAATCGGCAATGGAGTATTTCTATGAACCATTGAAAACAAACAAACAGAATGGAGTTAGTAGAAGTTCTATGATCGAATCTCTTGGATCTTTAATGACTGAACCAACTTTGAGAGATGTAAACAAAGATGAGGTCTATGCTATTATTGAAATACAAATACCGGAAACCGGAAAGGCAGTTGTGTCATCTAAATTCAAAGGACATGAGTCTTATGGGTATGCTATAAAGGCTACACAGGAAGGCCAGGAGATCAAGGTTCATATGTTGACAGACAGAAAGGACTGGACGAAAGTATTTAATAACAAAGAAGGGGAGGATATCTCCAGTCCTAAAAAGGTTATGACAGCTCAAAGCGGAACCTCTAAGTTTGCTGCTGAGTTAAAATACCAGGAGATCCCTGAGTCGAGAGGTACTATAAGTCTTCAGATAATTGGATCCACCGGAGCTAAGAATATTGATGAAAAAGAAGAGATAGCATTTAGAATCAATGATCTATCGACAGCCAAACAAATGGAATTGGCTGGAAAAACTCCTATTGAGATACGTAATGCAACCGGATGGGAGCGTGGTGTTGATCATATGTGGAGGTATGAGATCTTAGATATCTCTATTGGGGAGAAAGGACTTGCTAAGCTTTATAAAGCGATAGGTGGTGCCATCGAAGGTGGAGATAAGCCAGGGATGTCTTTGTCTGAGTTGTTGTCTAACGATGAGGCCAGTATTGCTGCTTTTGAGGAGTTAAGTACAGCATATCCTATCTTCAAAGATGTTAAGAAAGTTTCTGTTAAAAAAACACTCAAAGAAACCTTCGCAATGGCTGTTGTATATAAACAAGGTGGTGTAAATGATATTTTAATTCCATTAAAAAAACTCATGGATTTAAGATCGCAAACTGATCCTGTAAAAAGAGAAGCTATGCTTTCGTTTGTTAATAGAAGTTTGATTCATGAAATTCAACATATAATTCAAAGAGAAGAAGGTTTTGCTCTTGGGTCAAGCGAAGAAGAGGCTAACTCAAAAGAGTCATTACAAGCTGCGATCAACAGAATTCAAGACTTCTATAACTCAAAAATAGACGAGATAAGAACGTCTCAAGAGTATTTAGATTATGTGGATATGAAAAGAAGAGCTTTTATATCTCTTGATCAGGTTCCAAATATGAGTAGAATTTATGAAATGGCAGATAGCCACTTCAATGTAGATATATTCCTGGAAGGTAAAAGAAATGATATTTCTCGTGCAAAAAAAGGAACGTATGGCTACTTTGCTTATCATAGAACAGCCGGAGAGGTTGAGGCCAGGAATGCATCTAAACGATCTGGCATGGATCCAGAATTGAGAGTTGTTGATTTAATTAGCAGTACCCAGGATGTTAGAAATGAAGATCAAATAGTCATATTGGATCAGGTAGTTGAGGATGAAACTATAAATACAATAATTGCTTCATCCGGCCTTCCTCCTGTTGAGGCCAATAATGATCTCTCCACTCCTGAAGAAATCAATGCTAACGACATAAACAGGGAAAATACGCGAGCATTAAGAAAGTCAATACAGAAAAAGAACTCATCCATATGGGCAAAATTAGTTGAATCTCATCAGAATAGGATAAGACCTGTTTTGATATTCTTCAATGAGCTCAAAAAGATAGGAATAGAAATAGCTGATGCTGATAATTACTATATGAAGTTCACTGCAGTTGGCAGCAAAATACAGTTCCAGATCGAGCAGTTCGAGAAAAACTTATTCCGTCCGCTACAGAAGGTGATAAGAAACTTCCATAAAGCAGGGGTTTCTTATGATGGGTTAATCGCATATGTTCAATTCAAACATGCCGATGAGTACACTAAAGCAATGAACAAGAAGAGATCCGGAGATGATATTGAGGATTTAGCAGGAAAAAAAGCCTTAGAAGATAGGCTTGGTATGTCAGCAGAAGAAGTGATTTCTTACGTTGAATCCTCTGCGGGAGCTGAGCTTGTTGAAAAATTATGGGAAAATATCAGGAAAGTTACAGCTTACTCGCTTGACAATGAAGTTCGCGGTGGTTTTGTGACCGAAGAACAAAGAGAAAAAATAGGCAAGATGTTTGAATTCTACATCCCTTTAAGAGGGCACAGAAATGCAACAGCTTCCGAAATTTTCGATTATACTGAAAGAAGGGGAGAATACTTCGTTCCTACAGTAAAAGAGGCTAAGGGTAGAACCAGTGAAGCATCAGACCCATTCGCGTATATGAGAGCTATGGCTATGACATCAACATCTAAGGCCGAGGATAATATTCTAAAACAAACATGGATCAGGATCGCGAAGAAGCCAAATGCAGGACTTATTAAAATAGATAAGACCTGGCACGTTATGGTAGGAGAGAAAAATGGTAAAAAAGTATTTGAAGTTGCTCCGGAAGTCGAGATGAAAGATGGAGATACAATCGAACAATACAACAAAAGGGTCGCTGAGTTCGAAGAAGAGATGTGGGAAAAAGCCAAAAAGGGCGAAGCATTCAGAAGAGGAGAAAAGAATCTTGGGTTTGAATTCTTCATAAAACCAGCAGAGGCCAGGAAGCACGAGGTGAATGTATGGAGAAATGGCGTTTCTTATACTGTAAGATTCGCTACCGATCCCCGGATCCCTGAATCTATAAATGGTGCTAATATGAGGCATTACGATGGCGCATATGGGGAAACGCTGAAATCTGTAGGAAACTTAACGCGATTTATGGCCGCAGCCAAGACTATGTATCGTCCTGCATTTATCTTCATAACTAACCCTATACGAGATATGCAGCAATCTTTCCAGATGAATTTCATCGACAAAGGATTAGGATTTACGACTAAATTCGCATTAAATATACCAAAAGCAATAGCAGGCCTTTCGAAGTATTACTCAGGTATTGGTTTTGACCCCGTAGCTAATGAGCTTGACAGGCATATTATAAATTACATGGCCGGTGGAGCTAAGACTGGGAAAATTAAGATGCTTGAGATAAATACAATTCAAAAGCAAGTAAAAAGAGAGATCAATAGAATAGGAAGCTCGAACATAGCTCATATCCCGGTGAAGGGCTGGGAACTATTTACCAAGATGTATTCTACTTTTGGAGATATAACTGAAAACCAATTCAGGGTCGCTACGTACATAACAGCACTTGAGACCGGATTATCTCCAGAAAGAGCTATATCGATGGCAAAAGACGTAACGCTTAATTTCGACAGAACCGGTAATGGTAGAAATATGCAGAAAGAGCTAAAAACTATGATGGCATTTTACAATGTTGGTTGGCAGGCTCTTGATAATATGTATAAGAAATCAACCCAAAGTCCAACAGCGGCGTTCAGGGCGAGCGCTGTTCTGTCTGCTAATGTTGCTATGGGGTACTTTATTATTACCGGATTAAATTCTATGATAGCACATTGCCTCGGAGAGGATGATCGCGATTGGAAGGATATGTATTCTAATGTTCCAGAATTCACAAGAAATTCAAACATCCTTATCTACACAGGAAAAGAGAATGGATTCGCATCTATCCCTTTATCTCAGGAGTTGAAGATGTTTTATGGACTTGGATCCGATTTATTTATGTTCCAGGAAGGGTATGTTGATGCAGCTACATCTGCTCAAAATATATTGCTTGGATTATCGAGCTTAGTGTCATATAACCCAGTGGAAAGTGTATTACAAGATCAATATACCGAATTAGCACCGGACGTTGTAAGAAGTTTGGTAGAGATACAGGCTAATAAAAACTACCTTGGAGGACAGATCTATAATTCATACAAGGATGCAGAACCAATCCCAGGGTATAAGAAAATAAGAGTAGATAAAAGGAACAAACCAGTAGCCCCAGAGGTGCTTATTTATTGGCTCGAACAGCTTGATAAAGCAACCGGTGGTGATGGAGTTGTCCCAGGGAAGCTAAGTTTAAATCCTGACGTAGTAAATCATATTATGTATGGCTACATGGCTGGCTTGTATGGTCAATTCATGGATGCTTCTGAAGCAATCTATACTGATGATGCAGGAAGCTTACTTGAGCTAAAGCCATTGTTCAAAAAAGCGTCTAAGATCCGGGAGAGTGGATATGTGAAAGATTATTATGATATCGCTAATGAGATCGAAACAACAATCAGCTATCATAAGAAGTATATCGAAGAATACGGTTTAAAAAATCTATCCAGGGAAGAGACGGAGAAGAAGCTTGAAATAATTGGTGTAGATAAGTCGCTGTATGAAGCAAGTGTTTTGGTAAAGACTATAGACAAATATACTAAGATAGCCAAGAAGATGGAAGGGGAAGCCCAAGATACTGCGTTTAAGAATATAAACGAGCTAAAAAAACGAGTAGTTCAAATAAGAGGAAAGAGAGAGTAACGAAAAAGCCACCAAATCTGTGATAGACAAGGTGGCTTTAATTTTAAATGCAGTCGCTGCGGCCAAATATACTACTTTACGGCACCATCGTCTGATTTAGTATTTTCCTGAGATTTATTTAATTCGAAATGTTTGAGCATCGTTTCGAATTGCTCCTTCGTTTCATATGTAATTTCAAAATCGGCACGTTCAGATTGAGATAAAGACATCCCTCTGAATCCAAATTCTATTCCAGTCAAACAATCAATTCCTCTGTTGAATAAAAAATATCCATTTTTAGAATCTGAATTCAAAACTCCTAATACAACTCTAATTGGAGTATTTATCCTTATATATGAACCGGCCTTGCATACAACATCCCCACCAATCCCATCCTGATTCTTGTTTGAATCTTCTGATATAGAGTTAATCGGAGCAATGGTACCCATATTCATAGCTGGCTCCTGTTGTGTAATGCAGTTAGCATCATCAATCACTGGATCCGCTTTGATTGGTTGAGCTTCCGCATTATGTTCTTTATCACCTAAATCATAAGCATATCCTGTCTTAATATATCTCTCAAGATCTTCCGGGGTATACCTCTGAGTGTCGGTATTCTGAACGATAAACCTTCTGAGATTAATCAGATCCCCGTTGTCGGAAAAGTTTGCTTTTTTTAATGCAGCAATCTTTTTGTCGATATACTCTTTTTCGCATTCCATAGAGGCCATAATTGCATCCAGGCAGCCTTTTCGGACAAAAGTAATTCTTCTGTTTGTCCATAACCAAATCAATAATAAAACGAGAAGCGAAATAAAAATAAATGTGTTCATAACTTTGTAATTTATATGTTTATAATAGAAAATTCACCTAAGCAGAGGGAATTACACCCTCTGCCGTCTCTTAGACTGCCATTCTTAATGACGGACGAGACATTGATAGATATTTGCCTTTTATAGCTAACAAAATTCTACTTTGCATCTAATTATTTGCTGTCAAATACTAATCCATCCCCTTTTAAAAAAACTCCCCTGGCATCATTCTATGGTTGATCGTCACCAAGAACGGCTTTCACAGCCTACGGGGAGTTACAACTGGCGAGTTGTGGTGGAGATGTCGGATTCCGTCTCCGAGTCCATACAAACTTTACTGCAATATCAACAAATTTTGTTTTATTTTAAATGCAAGCATATGATTTCTTGCGTTTTATATCTTTTACAATATTATATGGTATACCCAATGTAATACTTATCTTAACCAATGACTTTTCAGACTTGATCATTTGTTTAGCTTTATGAATCCACCGACCATAATTCCTTTGCTATATTGTGAAAAATATCGCTATATGAGTTTACGAATAAGTTTTCTATACGGATAACCCCCTCTTCGAAATATAAACGAAATGATCCACTTTTTATAGTACACCCGGTTATTCTCGCAAAAGCCAGTGCATGCTCAAAATCCATAGCATCAATAGGCTGAGCGACTTCGGTAAACTCAGCATCTTCGATCTCAAGACAGTTTTCGTCATCTTCCTCTCCTGGCATTTTTACAAGATATCCAGCTTCTGTTTTTTCGGCTTCGAGTATTTCGATACTCACATACGTGTTCTTCATTATTCGCCTTTCTTTAATGTAAGGTAAAAAACAGATTCCCTATCTGGTCTTGTGTTAGCGAAACAATCATGGACTTTTCCAACTTTAGGTGCCTTGCATTTAGAGGTATTTACGTCATTGAAATAACAAAGCTCACACCTGTGTGTTGGGGTTGTTCTTTTTATCAGTACGGAATCATTTCCGATCTTAATAACAGATCCAACACTCTTTCCGAGGTTGTATCTTAATTCTTTCATCTCTGCTGTTCCCATGTTTTATAAATTTTATGCTGCAAAAATAAATCAAATATTTTAATTACGACTCCATACTTATCAACAAAAATACATAATTGCACCAATATCGTCATAAATAATGTTAAATGACAATATTTGCGCTTCAAAATACATAAGATGAAAAATAAGTCTCCATTTTTTTCTCAAAAATATTTCCCAAAAAACAATGAAAAGATAGACACCGTAAAGGATTCTGGTCTATATGAAAAAAACATGAGCGTCCTGATGGATTCCCATGATGCCTGGAATGCTCTATATTCCGTAAGGGCAAATGCGAGACGTAATGAAAGATATATTTTCGATGATCAATGGGGGGACAGGGTTCTTGTTGCCGGAAAATACATTACAGAAAGGGATTCTATTATAGCCCAAGGAAATGTTCCTATGCAAAACAACAGGATCAGGGGGACTATTCGGACTATAGTATCTTTGTTCTCATCCAACAGAACCGAACCTGTTTGTGTTGTAAGAGATAAGAATGAGCAGAAGCTCGGAGATGTTATGTCTGCAGCGATCCAGTACGTTTATCAAATAAATAAAATGCTCGGCATTGATTCATTAAACCTTATGTACATGCTTGGATCTGGCACATGCGGTTATTATAGTCAATATGGGCAAGTAGGCGACTCTGGAAAGAAAGATGTATCATGCAGGCTGGTAAATTACAATAATATATTCTTTGATAATAACATGAAGGATCCAAGGGGATGGGATTGCCATTTAATCGGAGAAATTCATGACTGGGGATTGAATGATGTAATAAAGAAATTTTCCAAATCAAGGCAGCATGCCGAAGAGATAAGAAAGCTTTACTCTTATGTGTCTATAGATAAATTAATTCAATCTTCAGACAGCTTAATGACGGATAGATCTTTAAATAGATCCTTCTTTGTTCCTGAGAATCCAACTAAATGTAGGGTGATTGAGATATGGAAAACGGAATCAAAGGAAAGATTAGACTGTCTCGATACATTGACCGGTATCCCATATATGGTAGAACTCGAAGAAGAGTATATCATCAAGAACGAAAACACCAGAAGGATCAAGGAGCAATCTTCTATGGGAATCCTTCCGGAAAACTATAAGTTAATTGAATATGAATGGTCGATAGATAAATATTGGTATTTCTGGTACCTTACACCGGATGGAAATGTACTATTATCCGGAGAGACCCCGTATGAACACAAATCACACCCTTATTCATTTAAAATCTATCCGTTTTATAATGGTAGGGTATATCCATTTGTAAATGACTTCATTGATCAACAAAGGATTCTTAACCGATACATAATCACCCAGGACTTTATAACGAGGCATTCTGCGAAAGGAGTTTTATTATTCCCGGAAGATCAAAAGCCGGACAATATGAGTATGGAAGAAATATCCGAAGCCTGGACATCTTTCAAGGGTATAATTTATTTCAAACCGAAGCCTGGGGTAGAGATACCGCAACAAATTATAACTAACTCCTCAAACTCTGGATTGTACGATATGATTAATCTTCAGCTTAAAATGTTTGAAGATATCTCCGGGGTTCAGGGAGCCATCCAGGGGCAAGCTCCACAATCAGGAACTCCTGCATCATTATTCGCTCAGCAGGTTCAAAATTCAGCTACAGCACTTACTGAGATATTTAATGCGTTTAAAGAAGTAAGGGAAGATTTAAGTTATAAAGTGATGAAGCTGATTCAGCAATTTTATGATCAGCCAAAAATGATCAATCTTGTTGGCCAGGACGGATCTTCAGTTTATTATGATCCTCAAAAAATACGGGATGCAGAAATTGATCTTGCGCTTACCGAGTCAACTTCTACGCCTGCTTATAGGATGATAATAAATGACATGCTTATGAGCCTTATGAATGCCGGACAAATATCTCTTCATGAGATGCTACAGGCTGGCTCTTTCCCCTTTGGAGATAAGCTATCAAGTATTGTAAACACAAGAATGCAAGAAGGAGGACAAATGAATGCTAATGAAATGTTAACACAAGCACAGGCAAAATGATACCATTAGAATTAAAATACAAAAGAGAGCTTATAGTAAGTCTTGTAAAGCAAGACTCATCGCTGGCTGCTGTGCGATTATTTACAGACAAGGGGGATCCGTTGTTTGAAGAGCTTGTTTTTGATGAGAATTATTCAGAGAATATGATCTATTTCGATGTTTTGTTTTTATCAGCCCAGTCTAAAATAGTTGGATTGTGCATGGCATACCTGAAGGGATATGAACAGGACATGATATTTTATAATGAGGAAATATCAACTGATGATTTTGAGCTGACATTATCGATGCCTGATACCTTTGCTAAGCCATCCGGATTTATAATCAACCAGTGCGTCCTTAACTTAATCAAATACTATATTCTCTGTGAATGGTATAAAGATAAAAACGTATCGCTTTACCAGGCCTCTAATTTAAACATTGAGAAATTGGAATCTGAGCTAAGAAGAAATCTTGAAAGTAGAACAACCCCGGTTCAAACGGTAGGAAAATTATTTTAATAATGGGAAAGACATTTAACAAAAAAGTATCTGGATCTAAGCCAGGAAGGATGAATAACGATTCTAAGAATAAGTACGAATCATCTACGAAGAAACAGCCTCCTAAAGGAAATAACAAAAACAAAAGATGCTAACATACATACAGCATGAAGTAGTATGTTTGTAGCTGGGTTGATTATCCACATGACTATAGATAGTCCAAAAAACAAAAATGTGTTTATTAAAAACATCTTCTTGTCTGCTACCCTGAAGATCTTATTGACTATTAGTGCGTAGTATATCCCTATTATCGCCATCACTACCCCAGAGGATCCTAAGGTGATCTCATCGTAAGATGCAATGTATGACCCCAAGAAAGCGACCAGGATCGATAAGGATATTGTTTTGATTCCACCTATAGCTTTTGCTACCGGCCTATAAATTACAATTAAGGAAATTGAGTTTACAAACAAATGTATTATATTTTTGTGAAAGAAGATGTAGTAGAAATGTGAAAAGAAACTGGAGCCGTTATAATAGCCGGAAGGGTTAGCCGCGATGAACACAATTACGAAAATAAGGATCATTAGGTATTGCATTTCCATTTGATTTAAGAAGTTGATAATAAAGAGTTCGAGCTCGCTCTTCGGTGATATAAAATCTTGGTGCCTTTTGTGAACTTAATAAATCACAGGCCTCACTCACCGGGGGACTTCCTAATTCTTTATATCTTCTTTTTATCTCGACATAAAGCGCAGACTTCGCTCCTCTTACGTTTACATTTGTACATGTTATTATTTTCTTATATCCACCTTCTGTCAAAAAGAAGGATGAGGCCTGGTGTGTTATTGCTGCCTTGGCGATTTCGGTGACAGTCATGTCTGTCCCTTTTCTTATGGACTCACATACATTAAAAAATTCCCTATCCCTTTCTTCCCGATAAAATAGATGCATATATTTTAATTTTCACAAAGGTAAATAAGATAATCCAAATAACAAACAATATTTTTACATAAAATTTAAAATAAAAATACAAATGTGCATCAAATGTTGCATCATTCCCAATAATACGTAAACATATATACGACATTTGTCACTCAATAATTTATACCAATATAGGTTTTAACCCTAAAATAATCGAAAAATGGACGAAGAAGAATTGGTAAAAGCACCGGAAGTGGCTCAAGCAGAAGGTGAAAATACTCAAGCTGCCGAACAAGCCACCCCTTCTTATAAAGAAAAGATGCTCGGAAGGATCAGATCCAGTAAACCGGATTACAATCCTGCTGATGAAGAAGACATGCTTAAAGAAATTGACGAAATATACTCCAGTGCCGAACAGACCGCGAATGAATACAAAGGTATTTCAGAGGCTTTTATGGACATCACTAAAAAAGATCCAAGATTCGCTGCCGTTTTTGAGATCATGAACGATCCTAAAAATAACAGATCATTCGGATATGCTTTCGCAAAAGTATTCGGCAAGGACTTTCTCAGTGCTTCTGATGAAGATATTGAAAAAGGAGATGAAGAGTACAAAGCAAGAGTGGGTGCGATGAACGAAGCCCGTGAAAAAAGCAGCAAGAATTTTGAAGGATATATTGCCAGTCTTGATAATGTATGTAAAAAATACAATCTTGATGAAGATCAAAAAAGCAATGTTCACAACGGAATTATGGAAGATCTTGAAAATTACCTTACCGGTTCCATCCCTGAAAAAGTTGTCGAAGATAAGGTTAAGGCCTTAAATTATGACAACGATATGGAGTCTGCCGTTAAGTCCGGGTTCGCTGAAGGATCAACTGCTAAGATCAAAAAAGAAAAGAAAAGCCTGAAGACAGAAATGCCTGACATGGCCTCCAATACCGGATCTGGAGTCGCTCCAAAATACGGTCAAAGAACTTCCCCTTTACAAAGATTTAAAGAAAATATGTAATTTAACTAAAATTTGTGCCATATGAAAAGATTTAATTTTAAACAGACAGGAATGTACATGGTTTTAATCATGCTCCTTTGTGCTATTTTCGGTGTTTCCGGTTCTGGTATTATGACTGCGGACAGCTTTACTCCTGAAGGAGGAGGCGTGATAACCACAGGAGAAAATACAAGTTTAACCGAAGCCCGTAATGATTCACCTAATTTAACCCTTGACGAAATTGACGACATGGTTACGCTTATTAAGCCGTATGCCGCAGAACTCGATACCCTGGCACGACATGCTACGGTTAAGACTGTGACAGCACCAACATATAGGCATTATACTATGGACGTAATGGATCTGTCTACTAAGGTTGACGGAGCTTATGCAGGTGGTGGTACCCAGGCAGCAATAAATACGGATGATAATACTATTTTTAGTCGCGATGAAACAGTAATTGTAGATGGCGTTCTTGGCTATGAAGATGATGGAGTGACTCCTTCAGAAGAAAACTTAGTGTTATTTGTTGCCGGTAAAGATACTGACGGAAAGCCTATTTTTAAAGCCGTTAACGGAGCTGGATCTACTAATACTATTCCTGCGATTGCAAATGATTCAATCTTAACTCGTGCGGGAAGTGCCGGATCTGAAACTCAGATTAAAACTGATGCTTTCTCTGCTATTCCAACAGACTGGACTCAATATTTGCAAAAACATTTATGCCAGGTTGAACAGACTGAAATGTTCCAATTGGTTCCAAAAGAAGTAAAATGGACTTTCTCAGAAGAAGCAGAAGCTGCAGTATTCGACTGGAGACGTAAGATGAATGTAACCTCATGGCTTGGTGTCAAAAGAGTTCGCAAGTATACTCCGTTAGACGGATCTAAAGCTGAAGATAGGTATTTCTCAAAAGGTATCTGGTGGCAAGCTGGCAAGGAGTTTGACTTCAACGGTGTTGCTCCTGATATTACGAATATCCCTTCATTCTTAAGAAAAGTCCTTACTGGAAACAACTCATCTAAAGAAAAATTCTTTATTGCCGGATCCGGAATGATTGAAGCATTCGAAAAATCTGATTACATGACTCGTTATATATCTGAAAACGGAGCTTCAAGTGAAAAGGATTTATGGGGTTTACAATTTAATGGTTTAAAATCTAAATTCGGAAAACTTTGGATCATACATGCCGAAAGTTTTGATGATATGGGTTGGGCTGACAGAGGATTCGTTATCGACTTCGAATACTTGATCAAAGCGACCTACGGTATTAAAACCAATGATTACGATTTACGTACATTGTTTGTGTCTGCCGCAACTGCAAGAACTATCGAAGAACAATTCGCTTTATTGTTGAAGAACCCAAAAGCTCATTGCCGGGTTTATTTAAACAAATAGGATTAAAAACTGAAAGAGAGTGGAGGGGAGTCTCCCTCTTCTCTCTTTTTTTTAAAAAAAATACATATGAAATTGACAAAGAAAATTTACAGCTCGAAAACCGGTGACGTTTCGTTTGTGTATTCAATTTTAATTGATGGCGTAATAACCAATCACGTATTCACACTCGAATCAAACAACACAAGAGAGGTGGTTGACCCGGTTCACCAGAAAGCAATTGAAGAAAGTAAGTACTTCAAAAAAGGATGGATTATTGTTTCAAAAGAGCTTGATCCGACTCCTGCCGATGTTTACCGGTACGAAAAGAGCAAAAAGAGAGAAGAGAAAATAGTCTCTATTGTTAAAAATACCAGTGACGAAAAGAAAGCTAAGGCCATCCAGGAGCATTCTCAGATCGGGATACGTCCCGGAGAGAACAAAACTGAACTTGAAAAAGCTATCGAAGAAATCGAAAATGACAAAGATTGGGACGAAGAGCTAAATAGCGGAGAAGAGATGAAGGTTGAAGATGTTATTGAGATGATGTCAGATCCTGAAATTGTTGTTGAAGAAGAATCTATCCCGGAAGCAGAAGCTGTTGTTGACGCAGAAGTTGCTCCTGAAGCGGAAGTGATCGAAGAGGTCAAAGAAGTGGTTGCCGAAGATGTTCAAAATAAAACTTTCCCTGAAGTTACCAACTACCAGGAAGCAAAGGATTTATTAAGAAAAACATTCGAAGTACCATTCCAGAAGGTTTCGAATCCTGCCGCCATTAACAAAAAAGCAGAAGAACTGGGAATCTCATTCCCTAATCTCAAATAAAATTAAATCTCTAATAACCAAAAGGCTGTTGTCCACCCGACAGCAGCCTTTTTTAATACTAATAATATGGCTTCAATAACAAAATCTAATTACATAAACAGGGTCATGCAGATTCTTAATGAAGCCGGAATGACTGATTTAAAAGGCGAGTCTTTTCTTGGTGCTGACTCAGTACAGGTTGATAGACATATCGAAGGAACCTACGTTGATGCATGGAGAAAATGTGCTTTAGTAATGCCTAAAGCATGGTTTAAAAATGAACGATTTGACTTTTACCCCAAAGTAGAAAACCTATCAGACGGAACTGGTTATATTATTCTTCCATCTGACTTTTATCTTTTGAGCTCCTTTAAATTATCCCAGTGGAGAAAACCTATCTTTGATGCGTATGTAGAAAATGAAAAGACTTCTTCTATTCAATCAAATGAATACACCAGAGGAAGCGAAATCAGGCCAGTTGGGACTATTTCCAATAAAGTTATTGACTTATCCCCTGTTGTGCTTACTTACTATCAGGAAGAGACACCGGGGCTACCAACAAACTCCGGTCAAAAATGGTATGATATGGCTGGTAATAATATGACTGGTAATATATATAAACCATCAGCCGGATTAGCAGGATGGGAGCAGGTGTCATTTGATGTATATAGTCAATGGCAGTTATTCAGGTTTGGCTCAAGATATTTCACACTTCCGGATTTTCCTATGGGTACGCTCGCATACAATCTTGAAGAAATCAAAATATCCGATGGAATCACACAGGTATTAAATTACTACTCAGTTCAAAAAGGACTTCAAATCCACACTATCGAAGAGGCTATTTATGTCCCTGTGGCTACTCCTATTCAGGACTTGTCAGGAGATGCAGATTTAGGACTTGATCATAGAATCATAGAGCCTATGGCTTATGTTAATGCTGCTGCTGTGATGCTTGTGCTTGGAGTTGATCCTAATAAGATCGCAGCACTTGAGGCGAGCGCAGTTTCTATGTTCCCAGCCCTTAGGTCGATCAAAGGTAATAATCTTACATTCAAGCAGTAAATTGCACCAATGATAAAACATAGGCTATAGCTTTACGATATTTACATTTTAAAAATATAAAAAAATCAAAAAGTTGATGGATAAAATACTAACCTTAATCGATGGATGCTGGGAAAGCTTTCTTAAACCGGCCTTATATGCTTTTTGGATTTTTATCGCATCGTTGATAAGCCCTATAGCGTATATCTTTGTTGCTTTATTTATAGCCTGGGTTTTTAATTTCTACGTAGGAATGCGAACTGACAAGATAGTCAACAAGGTCAACTTCTCACTAAAAAAAGCTTTTGATTCTATATCCCAGATTATATTTATAGGCCTTGCGGATTTGATTGTGTATACCGTTCCGTATTTAGTGGGAGATGCATACATAGGCATTAAAGGGATAACAGCCATAACATACATTGCGGCTTATTTTTACCTTACTAATTCATTTAAAAATGCAAAGTTATGTTATCCAAAATCTCAAGAAATAGCCTTCATATATAGCATACTTACAACCGAGATATTCTCAATGATTAAAGATTACTTCAAGTTCAGAAAGTTTAACACTTATGATGAGGACAAGAAAGATAAAGAAATTAAAAATTAAAACCTACTAATATGACTATTGAGATTTCAATTTATAAAAAAGAATCCGGAGGATGGATTTTTGACGGATACGCAACCCCTTCGGGCACCTGGAGGATGAAGATCGTAGATGGGCTTGTTAACTTCAGAGAAGTTGGATCTAAGGATGATAAATACGTTTCTGGGATCCCGGTAACCAGTATCCTTAAGGAAGACGGGAGTCCGTATCAGGACGTTGAAACATTCCAAGATGCTGTATCAGATTTTTTCGTTAATCCCCTCAACCCCTTAGAAGAGGCTGTTGAGGGGTTGCAGGAGGCTATGCCACTTAAGGCTGACTTAGTAAATGGGTTAATTCCAGCCGAACAGTTACCGTCTTATGTAGATGATGTTCTGAATATAGAGCATTGGTCAGATACAGAGCCGGTAGCGCTTGAAGATGAATTGTGGTATGATACCGTTAACAATGATTTATCCGTCTATGATGGTGAAGCATGGATAGCTGTAGTTATGGACTATGGTCGTATTTATGTCAATGTAGACACCACTTCAGATAGCTATAATTCAACATTCAGGTACAACGGTGTTAGTCTTATACTCTTAGGCGCCAATGTCACCAGAGAGTTCTTAGAGGGTATATTGGTAACACGTACTGTTGCTCTTGCTGCTTACGATATTGATATGGCATTAGGTGAAGACTTTACTAAGACATGTGCTGCTGCATCTGTATTTACTATATCTAATCCAATTATAAAGAAATCTTTCAGGATGTTTATTACAGGTGGTACGTTAGGTACTCCTTTATTTACCGGATATACAGATACATGGATAGCATCTACCTTAATAGGAGATTATAATCCAGCTATTGTAAATGTTCTTGTATGTGAGATAAGGGCAGCGGGTGAAATAACTTTATTTTGGGGAGCATAATGAAACGACAGGACTATATAAAAGCTACACAGGCTGCTATTATAAACCAGCCTAAATACTGGGCTAAACATCATAATGATAGAGTTACGACCGATGGTGGTACTGTTACGGACACAAGCCCCGTTGATGAACGTTCATACTTAACAGATGAATATAAATTTCTGAGAGAAAACAAACTTATAGACAATCTTATATTTTCGTGGTCAGGATATAGCGGAGTTAACGAAAGAATTTCAGGGATTAATAGGTATATTACTAAGGCATACAATTTAATACCAATTAAATATAGTGTGGATAATTTAATTGTGAATGGGGATTTTAGAAATGGTAATACTAATGCATATTTTGCAAATGCTTCTTTGGTTGATGGATGGGCAAAAATAGATCCACCAATAGGTGTGGCAGCAGCAGCAGGATTGGATGCGCCTATAACATTAGGCGACATATATTATGGAAGGACATTAATTAAATTCAATACATCGCTTAATAAAGGGGCGAATAAATCGGGGTGGATTCTTTTTAGAACAGAACATGAGTCTGCAGCTAATTGGGGAACACCCAATTTTAGTGAAAGAAGTGCAGGTGACATCATTACATTTTCCAATAGAGAAGTTATTAGTGATGCAAGGTCTATTCGATTAATATTATCATTATATCATCCGACTGAAATCACCTCCGCTTCTGTTAAAGATTTAATTTTAATCAACCTCACCCAAACTTTCGGAGCAGGTAATGAACCCAATAAAGAGCAGTGTGATTTATTATTCACCAACTATTTTGAAGGCACAAAAGAAGTTAGTCTTAGTACATTTAATGATGCTACTCAAACTGCAGAAGCTAATCAACCGTTTGCTGGTGGAGGGATTGCTCCGAATGAAAAGAGGAGATTGAAAAATATGAGCAATATTTCAACACTTGAAATAAAACATCAAAAAATTTCATTTACAACTACTGATACGTGGTCAGTAACAACTGTACTAAAAATGCACGGTAATTCAACTACTGAAACTGTTGCATATTGTGGAGAGTCGGGTACAACAAATGCAATATACCTGCTTAGAGATGGGAATCGGACTGGAATAACTTCATCGACTAACGCAGGGAAAACGTATGCAATAGATCAGCTTGAATTATTGAGGTCTAACTTTGGGAAAAAAATTATTATAACATGGATATACACAGCAAACAATCTGTTATGTTATATTAACGGTGTTCAATTTCCGATCATCGTATCGTTTGAAGCGTTTCCGTTTGCTTTTGATGTTTTGTTCTGGACTTACTTAACAAATCAGCGCAAATTAAACGGAGAAATCTACCATCATCAAATTTTCAACAAAGCTCTCTCCGCATCAGAGGTGCAAGCACAACACGCTTATTTAAGATTACAACATCCAGAAATTGAGGGCATAAACATAGGTAATCAGCACTGGGCAACTTCAAATTGCGTTCTTGGAGCGACAGGAAATGGAACGGCTATACCTGAGGTACAACAATCTACATCGACAGAGGTAATCTCAAACGAAGTGGATAGAGATTTTACAGATAACACCGGATATTGGAGTCTCGGTGCCGGATGGTCAATTGTAGGTGGAAAATTAGTTTTTTCTGGTAGCGTTGCAGCCAATGCGAGTAAGCTTGGGGTAATGACATATGCACCTAAAATATATAAAGTTACTTTAAAAGTAGATTCAATTTCAGGTTTAGTTGTATTTGCTTCTTCCGATTTTTCAAATTCGCTATCCGAAAGAACTATAATTTCAGGCACAAACACTTATACATTATTTTCTCAATCAAATAATTTTTTTATTGCTGCTGCTATCGGGGCATCAATTGAAATAGATTCAATTTCTATTAAAGAAGTCGGCTGGGCAGACCTCACAACCCCAGCGTGGTGTTATTACAACAACGACCCGCTGAATGGAGCTGTTTACGGGAAATTGTATAATTGGTACGCGGTTCAAGCGATTGCAGCTAATCCACCGTCAGGATGGAGAGTTCCTACGCAAGCAGACTTCATCCAATTAATTAACTTCTTGGGAGGTGCTTCCGTTGCAGGAGGAAAAATGAAGAAAGAAGGATTGACTTATTGGAGTAGTCCGAATGTTGGTGCAACAAATGAATCGGGACTAACAGTTTTGGGAGGAGGTAAAAGAGCCGTGGACGGAACATTTGACTCGCTTAAAGAGAATGGATATTTACATAGCCAAACAGCAGCTGCTGGATATTTCGTTAGAAATTTTACTAATGAATTAATTTTTGCATCTTTCGAATATTTAAATAGAGGTTATCCTATACGTTTAATCCGCAACGAACCAGTCGGAGCTACCGAACGAAACATCGAAACAGGCTACATCACCAACGCACTTGGAGCAACTAATTTAGACATTAGTATTCCATTCGGTTATAGAGTAGATTCAATTAAGTTTGAAAGTGCCACTAACATTACAGGGATTAGTGCTAAGTTAAGAACAACAGAAGGAACAGATTTAGAAACATTATTCAGTGCTGAATCAATAAGTGCAGGAGTAAGTAAAACGATTACAGCAGCAACGCCACAGACCATACAACAGACAGACCCAACAGTTAGAATTAATGGTACTAAGGCTGATGTTAATGCTGTATTTACTGTATCAATATATTTGACTAAAGTAGTATTTTCATAATAACTAATATAAATATTAAAAAATGATCCTTGGATTTAGTAATAGAAAATAAAACAATAATTTAATTAAATAATAGTACCAATCAGTATTGGTTGGTAAGCCAATTCTAAATAATAACATCATGGGAAAGCTATTTAAACAATGCGCATTACATATACCTGTTAATAGTATTGGTAGTAGACAAGGATATATTAAATAAATTATATGGATAAATTAAAAACATCTAAATCAGGTAAAGATATAATAAAATACTATGAAGGTCTCCATGATGGTGACTTAAAAAAGATTGGATTACAACCTAAAATGTGTCCAGCCGGAATATGGACTGTTGGCTATGGTTACGCCTTAGTGAATAAGAATACCGGAAAATGGCTCAAAGGAAACGCTGATTATCCGCTTATCGAAGTTCAGTATCCGGATTACATGAATATGACGGAAGTTCAGGCCGAAAAGCTACTGGAGTATTCTTTGTTAAAGTACGAAAACAAGGTAAATAAAAAGCTTACACTTACTGTAAGCCAAAATATGTATGATGCGCTTGTTTCCCACACCTACAATACAGGAGGAAGTGACACCTTATTTCGTTTGGTTAATGAAGGAAAAACTCAAGCTGCTGCCGATTGGATAAGAACCAGATATACCACTGCTGAAGGAGTAGTTATGCCTGGGCTTGTTTTAAGAAGAAAATCAGAAGCTATTTTATTTTTAAAACCATAGATCATGAGAGAAGAAATTGAAGATTAATTAAATCGCTAAATTAGCTCAGCTGGTAGAGCAACGGATCTGTAATCCGTGTGTCGTTGGTTCGAATCCCTCATTTAGCTCAAAAAATAAAAAACATGAAAATATTTGATTTTATATTGAATTTAATTAATCCTAAAAGCGGTAAGTCAAGCAAAAGATTTATAGGCCTTACCGCTATGGCTGGACTGATTATTATCGCTCTTATTGCACTAATACCTTATACTATACCAGACTCAAACGCATCCCTTCTGGAGAGTATAAGCTTTACGTTTGGTGGAATTGTAATTGGAGTATTTATAGGAGCCGCAATTGAAAAAAAGAAAAAAGATGAATAAATTATACATATCTATAGTTATCCTTCTGGTGACTGCAATAACTTTCTTCTTTATAGGAAGATCCACCCATGCCAAAAAGATCGAATACGTAAAAGGAGACACCATCCATGATAGCATCCCTTACGAAAAACTTGTCCCTTATAAGGAGATAGTTCCTGCAGATCCAGCATACATATACACCACAGACACATTAAGGGACACCATCCCAGGGAAGGGCTCTGTGATCATTATAACTCAAAAAGTAGATACAGCCAAGATACTTGAAGACTGGACTAAAGAAAGGATATACAATCAAACATTATTTAATAATAAAAAAGAAGGATCTTGCATCGTTGATTTATATGTTCAATACAATAAAGTTCAAGGAATAAATTATGAATTCACTCCGATACAGAAAGTAATAACGAAAGAAAATATTTTTATACCTTTTGTTTCTATAGGATATAACTCTTTTGGGTTCGGAAGATTCGGTGCCGGGACATTTATAAATAAAATCGGAATCGATGGCGGCTACCTCACTAATTTTAATGGCATCAATGGTTGGGAATTAGGATTAAAATATAGACTTTAGCGCAATTTTAAAAAACTATAATTATGAGTAAAACTATATTTAGAGGTCGATTTGGATCCCTCAATTTTCATAAATGGGTATGGGCAAGTGTTGAAAGCTTACTTGTCTCTATCGTAGGAAAATTACCAATGCCGGACAAAGCAGAAATACCTGAAGGATATATCGCTACATCCAAACATAACGGAGAGGCAGAATGGAGATCTCCTTACGATGCTCTCGATGCTGATGATATTTCGTATGGTGCCTTATCTGCTAAACAAGGCAAAGTACTTAATGATGATATCAACACTTCAATTGAAATTGGATATAAGTCATTAGACAATTTAAAGCAAATGATGTATAGAAATCTTGAAGGAGATAATATGTTAGCAACTATTGATTATCTTGGAAGAAAAAAACCAATTGAGACACCAATTATTCTTATCGCTAAAACATCATTAACATATACACTTGCAAATGTTCCATATATAAATGATATACTAATAAACCCAGAAAATTGGTTAATGTACAATATTAGCCTGCATGGTAATCCAGATTTAGCTATAAAAATTACATCGGCTGAGTATGTTGGAACTATAGATGATAATGATAATTGTTGTATTTTTGTTTTGAACGGATCACTCGATGCCAGTGTTGATGCAAGAATGGGTTTATTTTCATTTAAAGCAAGTGGTATTAATATAAGATATTCCCCAGCTTTTCCTAATACGGGAACTATTAAAAGTACAGGTTGCGGATTTATGTGGAAACATTCATCTAATGGAAAATATTATTCTCTTAACACAATGATATATTTTTCGGATGACCATAAAATAAAACTTAAACTTCATACGACAACTGATAGAATGGATGGTGTATGGACTCCAGTTATTGATAATGAAATTTCTGATTTTGTTGATGTATTAGGAGTAGATTATGTTGGTTCTACAACACCAATGAATACGACAAAAGTACCCGGAAAAGACAATATATATATAGCGGCAGTTGGTTTAAGATCTACTAATTTAATTATCAATACATATGGAACAGTATTTGAAATAGGAATATTGGAATTTAATGAAGATTTAACATATAAAAAATTATATAAAGTTAAGACAACCTATGATTTTATATATGGTTTAAATTCAAATGGATATGGTATTAGTATGGCTTATTATAAAGGTAAATACTATATATCCTTTCATGACGGTGAATTTAATACAGGGAAAAGAATTGTTATTGTAGGAGATACTTTGTATGGTGAATTTAAATATCATAGTACTATATTAGAATATAATATGTTTAGTCATGAAAATAGTACTATACAAGAAGAAGGTGGAGGAAATGCTAAAATTGTTGATATTGAGTTAAATTCAGAATATGGCAATGGTTATATAGGCATTACTGATACAAATGATGATATTATATTCGAGAATGATATAATATTTAATGAATCAAATACACAAACAGCCACAGACTTTGTAACGATTAACGCTGCAACTTTATCTGCATTAGGAATTACTGTTATAAGCGATGCAAACAAATTAACTTTTACAGGAACAGTTGATATACCATTTTTTATTGAATGTGTTACTGCAGAAAGCATTAAAAGCCCAGGTTCTATGTTTTCTTATTCCATTTCGAATAGTAATATTTTTACATTTAATAATGAATTATATTGCATTACATCTGGTAGTAGTTTGGATGAACTTTGTGGTACATTTATGAACCATGAAGGGTTTTTGTGGAAATACAATGACAATACAAATGAATGGACACTTATTGTATCTCCATTTATTATGGCGTTGCACGGTGCTAATAGTTTAAATTATCCAGAATTACCAAGTATGGCATGGGCAATTGATCACATGGGAATGAGTTCAATTAGTTATGTTGAAGGTAGTAAACTGTGGATTGGATATGAAGCTAAAGGAACTGGTTCAGCTCAATATATTGGAACAGTTGGATATATAGATTTAGGAGAAGCATTAAAATAAAAATATCATGGATGTAGAAACTATAAAAGCAACGACATTAACAGATGCTGATAAAACAAAATTAGTTGATCTGGCATAAAATTTATAAAACAAACTCACAAAATGAATCTGTCTGATATAATAATATTAGAGAACCAACATCGGATAGAGAAAATAAACACTCCTTATAATCCCTCAACCGGGGAAGGATGCAATGGTGATAGGGTGCGAGTCGAATTGACGGACGCACCCTGTCCTGTTATGTATATACCGGTTGAAATGTACGAGATAGGGTGGGTAAATAAAATATTCTCTTATGGATCCATGAGGTCTTATATTGAGAAGTGTTTAAAAAAGAAATATTCCAGAGATCAGGCTTTGTGGTTATGGACGATTATCTTAAACGAGAGGATAAATCATGACTACGAATTCTACGCGATCAAGTATCAGACGATAAAAGATAAGATGACTTCCGAGAATATCTCTTTCAGACTAAACAGAGGCCAGAGAAGGGTTTTTGCTAAGCTTGAAAGGATGAGGAAAAATGGCAGACCTATTTACGCTATAATCTTAAAAGCAAGGCAGTGGGGTGCTCTACATTTATTCAGATGTATATGAACTGGATCCAGATGGTTCACCAGATAAACTGGAACTCTGTTATATGTGCCCATACCAGGGATGCTGCTATTAATGTGAGGTCGATGTATGATAGGTGCGTTGCTAAGATGCCGATGCTTAATATGCAAAAATATAAAGTAGAACCATTCGAAGGCACCCAGAATATTAAGACTATAAAAGCTCGCGGATGTACTATGACAATAGGCACAGCCGGTGAGCCGGACTCCGTAAGGTCGCAGGATGTTAAGATGGCTCAGTTTACTGAAATAGCCTACTATCCAGATACCGAAAAGATGAAGACAGCAGACCTTATAGCTTCAATCTCTTCATCTATCCCATCTAATATTAAAAATGCTTTAATCATTTATGAGTCCACAGCTAACGGAGTAGGAGACTTCTTTTATACTGAGTGTTTAAAGGCAATGAACGATGAGTCTTCTTTTGATTTTATATTTGTAGAATGGTTTATTATAGATAACTATTCGGAAGAGTTTGATGGGTATTTTAATGGAACCTCCGGTAAAAATAAAATAAAAGGATCTATTGAGGATTTTGTAAAGACATTGACTGCAGACGAAATAAGGCTATTTACGATTCATAAAGAGCTTACACTTCAAAATATAAACTGGTACAGGGGAAAAAGAAAAACACAGCCAGGGGATTCCATCCATAGGCAGGAATTCCCATATGATGCTATCGAGGCCTTCCAGGACTCCGGATCCCCTGTGTATAGATCTGAGGACGTTGAGAGGAGAAGAGAGGATTGTTTGCCTCCTGAGGCTATTGGTGTACTTGTTGCAAATGAATCTCCTGAGTCATCCGCTTCTGTTTCCGTAGATAAGTCAGACATACTCAGGAATATCAAATTTGTAGAGGATACAACTTACGATCATCTGTCAGATGTTAATACTCGAAACAGATCAGAGATGAATAAATTGAAGATCTGGATGCCTCCGGATCTAACCCCTTGTAATAACAGATACTTTGTTGTTTATGATCCTTCCAAAGGCTTAAGTGCCGGGGCTGACTATGGTGTTATTACAGTATTCGACAGATACTGGAAGATCTACGGAGGAAAACTTGAGGTAGTGGCTGAGCTTAGAGGTAGAGAGGACAAAGATATAGTAATCTGGAAGGCTGCCCAGATAGCTAAATTCTATAATAACGCATTACTTGTAATTGAGTCGAACACATTTGAGTCTACCTCAAAGGAAAGGTACCAGGATTCTGAATTTATGTTTGAAACAATAAAAGGGTATTATGATAATTTATATTATAGAATCGATGCAGAGAAAGTAAAAGAAGGAATTCCGGCCTCTCTTGGGTATCACACAAACAGAAAGACAAAGCCAATGATGATTGCTACATATACTATGTATTTACGCGAAGACCTCTATACTGAGAGAAGCGAATACGCATTGAATGAAGCAAGAACCTATGAAAAGAAAAAAGATGGAACATATGGTGCAAAACAAGGCCATCATGATGACTCTTTAATGACCAGGATGATAGGTGTTCAAATAGACAAAGAGCTTGATTTGCCATCTTTCCCGCCAGAGCCAAAGAAGAAGGAAAAAGGAGTAACGAATGAGTCATCTTTTTAATGTCGTCAATATCTAAGTATCTAAGCGAATTTATAAATATTTACATCTCTAAAATATATACATATGATCAAAGAAATTATCGAAGACTTGAAAGAAATCAAGCACCTTATTACTCAATACATTAAAGTAAAAAAACATGCACTCAGATTTGAGCTTGCCCGGAATATCGCGGACATGCTCCAGATCGGCATGAATCGACAGATCAGTATTGTGATTGCTGGTAAGAAGAGAAAATTTGAGTGGTGGACATCTGACACTTTAAAAGAAAGAAAGAAACAGGGGTTAGTTCCAAAATCCTGGGGAATGTACGAGCTTGGAAAAGTAACATTCTATAAAACTGCGGAATCCAGGAATAACAAAGTACCAAAAGAGGATCGTATCAAGTATAAGGAAAAATTCCTCGAATACGCCAAAAAGTTCATGCGTTAAGTTTATTGTTTGACCGGTTAGGACATAGCTGATGATTTCTATGTATATAACCAAGGGAAGGGTTGCCTGTGAAGGTAGCCCTCTCTGCATTTGTGCTTTATTATCTTAAATAATGTTAAATTATTTTCTGGTTAAAATTATATGATGTAGATTTGCAAAGAATTAAAAACAAACATCATGGTAAAATTAAAAGTAGAATTAACCGGTAATAAGGTAACAAAATACCATTATACTGTTATGTCTGAATCCGGAGAGATAGTTTCAGAGAGAAGAAGCAATAGAGAGTATGTAGCATGTACTGAGAATGGTGAGTTTTATTTTGGCAGACTGGATCTCATAGGAAAGGGAGATCACGGAAGAAAAATAAGGAACTATCAAGAGCAGATAAAAAATCCTCTTGATTCATACAGAAGATACCTTTCCTGCGCAAGAGTTCCAGCGATGCAATTCGATGAGTACACAAAAAGAATCACAGAAGACTCTGAAAAAATACTTAAAAAACTAAACAGCATAGCATACAAATGAGTAAATTACTTCAAAAGAAACCTGGGGATACGGTGTATTTAAAAGGGACATTAATAAAAGGAATCGTAGATCTCGTATTTGACTCTGAGACAATCTACGTTAAGCTTAAGGAAATAGATCGCAATGTGTTCCATGTGAGAGAAATCTCAATAACACCTGCTGACTTCTTACAACTAACAATCGAAAGATCAATCAAATTATTCTGGAGAATATTTAATAAGAATGCAGACAAGC